AGGGTGTGCTGCAGCAGCTGCAGATGACGTCTCTGCAGGCCAGCGGTAAGCAAGCGGAGTCCACTAATCAGGTCGATTTCAGTGCCACCATGAAAGCAGCACTCGACAAGATCAGCGAAACCCAGACTACGGCCCGCGCTCAGGCGCAGGATTTCGAAATGGGTAAACCGGGTATCCAGTTAAATGATGTGATGGTCGATCTGCAAAAATCCTCTATTTCCATGCAGATGGGCGTGCAGGTGCGTAACAAACTGGTGTCGGCGTATACCGATATTATGAGTATGCAAGTGTAGTGGTGTAACTTACTGAAGGGGTTTGAAATTATCCTCCTGATGCTTTGCGATAGGGCATATGTAGGGCAACGTCAGCAAATTTTGAGTTAATTAGGCTCACTTGCTCATCGTTGTTTTCCTGCATCCATGTTCCGTAAACCAGGTAGACCATTTGCGAATTAGCGTGTCCCATTTGTGCGGCTACATAATTTGGGTTTGCGCCAGCAGCTAGAGACCAGCATGCGAATGTGTGCCTGGATTGGTACGCCTTACGATGTCGAATGCCTGCCTTTTTCAATGCAGCTGTCCACGTCTGTCGTAGTGACGCAACAGAGTAATAATCTCCCGCTCGGCTGTTGATCGCAAAAAGGCGAGGGTTGAATACGAATGTGCATTCCTCATCTTCTGCTGAATTGTATTCCCGCGTCTCGACCTTGATGATCGATGGACGGTTCATTCTTGTAAGCTCCATCTGGTCGCGCAATATTTCAATTGCGGGATTCACCAGACAGACCTTGCGGTTTGTGCTCGACCTTGTTTTGGGTGGGGTAAATCGATCCTCATTTGTGAGGTTGCGGTTCACCATCAGGTAGCCTTCCTGCAGATCAATATCTTCCCAGGCGAGTGCGCACAATTCACCGTGACGCAGGCCAGTTAAAACGGCCAGACTCCAGAGATTAGCAATTTGACGGTTTCTGCAACAATGAATGACGCGCGGAAATTCCTCTCGGGTTAGTGGATCAGGTTTCTTCCGTTCCTTACGGAGAATGCTAATGTTTGCCATCGGGTTTTTGGTTATGTACCCATTATCCAGCGCGAATTTGAATATTGCATACAGGTCAGACATGCAGCCATTCACCGTGGCAGCCGATCTTCCTTTCTTTATTATGCTATGTTTTCTTCCTTCACATTGGTAACCGGTAAGAAGCTCGTTTCTTAGTTCCAGCAAGTGTTCGCCAGTGATGGTTTTTACCGGACGATCCTCTCCTAACATTTCAATGGTTACGCGCATGCGCCGCTCATAAGTGCAGTAGGTGCTGTGAGCTATCTCCGTTTGTTTCAGCTTCAGCCATTTTTGGGCAACCTGCTTTATTGTGAACCTTTCATCCTCCCTTACTTCTCCTTTAAATAGCTGTGACTCGGGGAAGCTATCGCGGTAATCGAAAGTGCCTGTCTTGATCTGGTAAACGATGTTTGCCCGAAGCTCTCCTGCCAACTTTCTGTTCTTTGGGGTATCTGGCACGCTCAGCTGCTCCCTGCGCCTAGCTCCCTGCCATGTGAACCAGATGCGCAGGTTGTTGCCATTAGCCTCAACCCCGGTCGGGTATTTAGCCATCTCATTTCCTCGCTGTGAAAGGGAAGCACATTTAAGCAGATTTCTTGCGGGGGATCGCCGGCGGTTGCTTCTCAATCCATTTCTCTATGAGCTTCCAGTCGTAAAAACACATGCTGTTGTCATAGGGGATGCCGTCCGGCGCGACGTGTTTGTATTCTCGCCCCTCCATCCATGACACTTCGCGGGCAGTTTTGATGGTGTTTTTCTTCATGCCGGTTATCGCCATGAGTACAGATTCCGACACCCATTTACTTGGCGCCAGTTGAATAACGTTTTCCATGGATTCTCCAATGTCGGTATATAACAACAATCCCATCCAATCAGAGCAAATGTGACCATATAGCCACACTCACTCCTTAGGTGGTTTGCCGAGGATAAAAGCGATGATTACTGCAGCGAGAAGGCTGAAGTCGATGATGACCTCAGCCGGGGTGATGTCTTCGCAGGTGGCGGTCATTCATCAAAGAACCCATTGCCAAGGACGTGCCAAATTTTTTCAGGAGATACCTGCATGTCTCGGGCAAACACAGCTACGAATTCATCACCCTGAAACTCCCGGCAGACCTGATTAGCAAACCACTCCCTGAGAGCTGTGAAGCATGGTTTTTCCTCTGGGTCATCTGAAATGGCCGCCGCGCGTGCCATGACCTCTGCACAGATTAGGCATTGCTTGTAATCACTCGGTTCTCCATCCCAGATACCAGATGAATAAAGATATCGCTCACTGGTCACTATGGGCTGTCGGCATTCGCAACATTTGTGCCCCTTCCTTGCAGTGCGATATACCGTCCGAAAAGCTGAAGGTTCTTCAGACATAACAACTCCTCACGCAGAGCGCGATAAAGGTTAATGGGGTGGGGCGAGGGATTAGTAGCAGAAATCGACTTTGAACTTATGACCGCATTCAGGACACTCGACTTCTACGTCGCGTGTATTTCTTGTGTCATGCTCGCAGGCCTTATAACGAGCATCGACCCAAAAGTCATCGTCCTGCTCAATTAAGTCGAAACATTCTTCGCACTTAGGGCAATCGGTATTTAGAGTGATATTCCAGTTAGCGTAATTTTTACTCACATGAATGCCCTCTGCTTCTGCGCCCACTGCACGCGCTCATAATCTTCCCGGCACTCAGGGCAGCAGAAGAAGCCCTTATCCACTTTCTCCTCGCAGTAGTGACAGGCGCCGGTGAATATCATTGTTGGCTTCTGGCGATTCGCCAGCGCAATCTGCATGTTGAGCATTTCGAGTTCTGAGGCCTGGTCGAGTTCGTCAGACATAGCGATTACTCCGTGATATTGGAAATCATTTTATCAATGTATTCATCTACCTCAGCAGCATCACCTGATGCATCCTGAAGCACAGAAACCAGTTCTTGATCGCTCATGGATAGCGCAGAGAGAATTTCAACGATGCAGTTGCCTGCGATATAGAGCTCGCTTTGATCAGCGCAATCTGCAAAGCATCCTTTAACTGCTGCGACGAGGTTAGTACGAAGCTCATTCGGATAATCTGTGTTAATCATTTCGGTTTCCTATAGGCAATAAAAAACCGCCTCAGTGGGCGGCATTTACTTAGTGGGCGTATTAATTAAAAACTATTTAACCTCATCGCTTAAAAAATCAAAGAAGCGCAAATTATCTAACCATAAAGGAATGATTTTTCGGGATTCGCGAAAGCCTTTATGTGAGTCCAAAAAACCGTCTGGCATGTTATGAGCCTCATTCATTTCAGAAGTTATTTCATAACAAAGTTGATCCAAGAAAAATAACTTGTATCTTTCGACCTCATCCGAGGTATGCTGAATACTCTGACCTCTGATAATTTGTTTAGCAGCATCAAGTGCATACGTTGCATTTGCAGCTTGAAAAAAAGTCCAGTCCTGACCCATGGTGTTTTTTACGCTTTCATTGGCCTTGCTAGCTTCAGCCCTTAAGAGGTCCAGTAGGTGTCTTTCTCGTTCAAATCTGAATAGTTCTTTTTGCTGGTTAAACGTATCACTGGCACTTTTGCGGCTTTGAATTGCTGCATATGCAGCTGCTCCAGCAGATACCATGCCACCAATGGCCGCGAAAAAGTCTATATAATCTCCATGATGCCAACTCAATCCTTGCTCTCCTTCTGATAAACCGGATCACTACCACGCGGGAACTGCAGCGCGACATTCCTGTAATGCTGCAGGCGCTCACGAAAGTATTCACGAAGCTCCTCCGGCTGCTGCATCTCCACTTCCATGGCGATAACCGGCAGGTTCATGCGCTCCTTGTAAGCCACTCCAGATGCGGCTAAATCAACGTTAATCCTGTCGCGCTCTTCTCTGCTGCGTGCTGCCAAATTGTGAGACATGATGTTGTCCTCCTGAAGCGAGTATACCGCGCTATCCTTAAAACAGGAGGTGCATATGTGTGGACGATTCGCCCAGTACAGCAGCAGAGATGAATACTTTGAATCGCTAGGCCTTAAGGCTGACGAAATCCAGTATGACCATGAGCCGATAGGGCGGTTTAACGTCGCCCCCGGCACGAAGGTGCTAATGCTCAATGAACGAGACGAAGCGCTGCATCTCGATCCGGTGTATTGGGGATACGGGCCGGAGTGGTGGGATAAGCAACCTCTCATCAATGCACGTGGCGAAACCGCTGCCACCGGGCGCATGTTCAAACCTCTGTGGAATCACGGCCGCGCCATTGTGCCGGCTGACGGCTGGTATGAATGGAAGAAGGACGGCGACAAGAATCAGCCTTACTTCATCTACCACAAGAAAAAAACGCCGCTGTTCTTCGCCGCCATCGGCAAAGCGCCATATGGTAAAGACCACGATAAAGAGGGCTTCGTCATCGTCACGTCATCAAGCAACAAGGGTATGGTTGATATCCATGACCGGCGCCCGCTGGTGCTGACTGCTGATGCTGTACGTGAATGGCTAAGCGAAGAAACGACACCTGAGCGTGCACAGGAAATCGCCCATGATGCTGCGGTACCAGAGAAAGATTTCGCCTGGCATCCGGTCAGCAAAAAAGTCGGGAATATCCATAATCAGGGTGATGAGCTGGTAGAAGAGATTGATGACCCGGTTGCGTAATTAGGCCTCCGGCGCTGCCTCATCAAAGTGCTCAATCGCTTTACCCCAGACATCTTTAATTGTTGTCCAGCTAACAGGTACTTCAACGTGGATGCGCCCACTGCCGTCGCAGGTTTCACACTCTTCATCACCAAAGCATTCTGGACAACCTACCGAGTATTCCTCTTTGAATTCTCCAATGAGTGCTGACTTTGCACCATTCTCGGCGGTCAACTTGCGTGGCACCTTCACCCACTCTGCACCACCTGTGGCACAAATAGGCTCTATCTGTGCTGTGTGTGGGGCATTGAGGCGTTTTGTTTCAGCAATGCAGGCATTCCATGCCATCTTGTAGCTTTGTGCGATAGTCGTTATCGCAGCGGCATCATCCAGGGCAACCATCGCAGTTCGCACGCTGATTGTTTCAGGCAACTTGAAAGCCTGGCTTGCAGGCTGGGTGAGTGCGGCAAGTGCCATTTGCTGGCGCTTAAGCTGGCTCAGCATTCTTGCCATAACAGAAGGCGGCACCTTCTTCGCGGTGAACTTATTAATTTCCGTGGTGAGGAAATCGATATCAGATTTGCAGTCAGCAATCAGCGCCACATGTTCTTCTGCTGTGATTGCTGCAAGTTGCTGGTTGTTAGTCATGGGTGGCTCCTGTTGTGCGGTCAATGCGCTCAATCTCCGCGATAAGCAGCGCAGCAGCTTTAACCAAGTCGCGCCGACGATCCAAAGCATGGTTACTTTGCGATGGCTTGAATGAGCTTTTGTCATGCCACGGCCACAGGTTCTTTGCTCTCAAGCTATATGTACCAACACCATTCATCGCCGAACCCGCGACAGCGTAAGCTGCACCTGCAAGGGAAAGAATGCCAGCCAAATAGCTATCGTCATGCTGCTCACTGTAACCTTCAATTTCCCTTTGTCTTTGGCGCTCTGCCGCCACGTCCTGCATAGCTTTGCTAGTCATCACACACCTCCTTCTGTGCTGCCGGCGCGGAGTTGGTTGGCGAACTTGTGCGCATCCTCCCTGTAAGAATCCATCCATTCGAAAACCTTGTCAGCGACGAGCATGTCCACGCCCTCAGCTCGCACCGTGTTGAGGATGGCATCAGTGGCTGGGGTTAATGGTGCGCCAATCCGTTTCATTTCCGGGATGTCGCGATAGTCGCTCAACATGCGGGCATTCTCCGCCAGCACCGCATCCAGCTTCTGCTGCAGGGCGGCGTAGTCATCCACGAGAACCAAGGTGCCGCTATCACTTTCTGCGAGGTGGTGCGTTCCGTTCTTAATGACAATGCTGTATTTGATTACGTCACTCATATCTCTTTCCCCTCATTCGCCAACCGGGTACAGGCCAGCGTTGATTAATCTGGCGCGGCGCTGTGCCGCTACTCTTGCAATTGAGCGCCGAAACGCCCGCGAATGGTGTTCGTAAAGTCGCGCCATTCGTAATCGTCGACTTTCTTCGTCACGATGATTTGTGGCAGCGGTGGGCGCTTTGACATCTCGTAATGCTCACGCCGCTCAATCTCTTTGATGTAGAGCGATTCCTTTCGCTCAGGCGTTAACAGGCGAGGGTGGTCAGCGCCGGCAGCCTGCGCCTGTAAGGCCGCCATCACGCAATCCAGTACTTCCTGCTTACGGCGCTTTATCTCTTCATCAGCTGCATCCAGGCGTGACAAATGCGCCGGTTGTACCGGTGAATGGTTCATGGTGAAGGCCTTATTGGTGGGTTAAATCAGAAGGGGATCGAATCGTCGTATTCAGGTGCCGTAGATTGCCCACGCGCTTGCTGCTGATTCGATGGCGCGTTTCCCTGATTGCGTGGCGGAAGGTCGATGTCGTTTACCAGAATCGTCGGTGATGACGCCTTGGTGCCATCATCACGCGTCCATTCCTCATTCACGAATGAACCAGTCACCGTTATCTTTGCGCCTTTCACGATGCTCTGGTGAAGCTTCTCAGCCATAGCGCCGAACATTTTGCATTGCAGCCAGGATGTTTTTTCATTCTCACCAAAGCCAGATTTAGCCGGCAGTGAGAAGGTGGCAATGTGTTTGCCATTTGGGGTTACGCGCAACACGGCGTCTTTCCCAACGTTGCCTGAGATTGTGATCGTATTGATGGGCATTATGCTGTCGCTCCTTCCAGTTCAGACTTCCTGATTTCGTAAACGTCTTTCGCTTTCTGCTGCTCTGGCGTGCCGTCAAGCATCTGCCATGCTTTGGCGAACGCCTGTTTCAACTCTTCCAGCGTTGCCTTCTTCATAGCGGCCTCAGTGAACGCAGCCAGCGCTGCATCCGGCGCAGGTTTGGCTTTTTGTTGTGGCGCCACATGGTGAACTTCTGCATCAGGATCAACTGCGGTTTCTTCCGTAGGAATACAAAAAGCCTGAAACGCTGCGTACTTGTAAGCGATCGACATAGCCTTGTTGGTCGCCTTGTCGCCGCTATCCATGGCTTCACCGTATGTCGTCACGGTATGAATGCTGCCGTCTTCAGTGGCAACGAAATCGAACTCAGCCTTCACCACAACGTAAAACAGGACGCCGCCTTTCTGTGTGGTTCGCTCAGTTACGGTGCGCTCTGTAATTCGTGGCAAGATTACCAGCCCGTGCTTTGCCAGCATTGGCGCCAGCGCGTTGTAAACCTGATCGATACCGCGAAACTGGAAGTTCTGCTGCACGTTCTTGCGGTCCTTGCTAATGCCTTTCTCCGCCATTTCCTTGGCTACAGCGCTAATCGCCTTATAGACGCTCATTCGTGCCTCCCATCATTTCAAACTGGCATTCCGTGCGGTGATCGGCAATCGCATCCTTTGCGGCTTGCTCGTATGTCATAGGGTTGGACAGGTCGCCCAGCGCACCCTGCATGAATTCAATAAACGCTGCGTCGTCGCTCACGCTGCTGTCTTTGTGTGGAGGATGGTTATGCATTTGCGTGTCTCTGATGCCATTGATAGGAGGTGTGCTGCTGATTCTCTGTCGCCAGTGCGGCGGCTCTCTTTAGCCAGTACCAAATAGTGGCGGTGCCATGAAATAAGCGCCGTACGGGATTGCGGGAAGTTCATGATTTTTCACTCCCAAAAATGAATTTCAGCAGGCCGTTGATGAATGGGTGATGCTGACTTTTCTTAAGCATTACCAGCCGGTCAGCTTCTTCCTGTTGCTTGCGGTATTGTTCCACTGGTGATGGCGCGCTCATGGCTCAATACTCCGGTTAAGAAGCTCGACCAGTTTTTGCAGGAAGCTCTTGCGTGGTGGCTGCGCGAAGTCGGCACCAGAGAGAGTGTTGTGACGCGCATACATAATTGATTTGATGCCGTCGAATTTGGGGCAGCCCGATGCCGCCCCAGCCATTGCATAAGTAGGCATGGGGATACTCCGTTGAATTAGGTTGATTGGTGTTGGAAAAAGTTGGGCCGCATTGCGCAGCCCATAAGGTGTCTAACGTTCTGGTTATCTGAGCCCTCTAAAGGCGTTGGTGACTAGCACCGAAATGCCCTCAGTGAGGGCATTGCGCTGCTCTATCAGCTAAAATAATCCCTCTGCATCACTTTCCAGATGAGGTGCGTTATGAAGAAAAGTGAACTCCCAACCAAAATATGCATCGTGTGTGGACGGCCTTTCACCTGGCGTAAAAAGTGGGAGAAGTGCTGGGATGAAGTGCGTAAGTGCTCGGAGCGGTGCCGGAGGCAGTGAGCGTTGTAAGTGGTTACTGGCCCAACGCCTTACTCACTGCGGCAGCGCATTTGTTGTAAGCTTCCTCGCTCATTGAGAACTTCATGGCTTCCTGTACGGCCTCAAGAAGCTCTGGAGCCGCAGCGATTAGGTCGAAATTAGCTTTCTGCGTTACGCCATTATTTTTATAACGCATGATTTTTGCTACCGCGGACTCTCGTTCGCTATCCACAACCCAGCAGTTATCCGGCCCATGGAACGCAACTATCCATGGCCCCGGCGTCCCATTAAATCCGCTCATCTCAAATCCTCGCTATCATCGCCAACCCCATCAGCAAAGCAGTCACTACCCAGCAGATAATGCAATCTTGTGTGCTCATGGTATTGGCCTTGGTTAAGGTAAAAAGAAACCCGCTCTGGGGCGGGTTATTTGATTGCTTCGTTTAGCATCTGCTCAATGGCTTTTTTGCCATCGTTTATCTGATTAACATGCTTATCGAACTGTTCTTGATAGTTGGCGAGATTCTTTTCTGAAGATGCAAAAAGTCGCTCTTTGATTAGCTTCATCTCATCCAGGCTGAATTCAATGCCCATCTTGCGGCATTTCTTAACCTCTTCGATGGCTAATCCATGTTTGTTAAACCTTTCCATAGCAATTCGCTTAACGCACTCTCTTGCTTCTTCAATGGTCTTGTAGAACTCAACGTCATCGCTTCCACCACTGCCGTCTGAGTAGCGACTCACCCCCAAGGCAATGTCGCCATTAGTACTACCCAAAACTGACAGGCACTTAATGCCTTCGAATTTCTTATTACCGTAGTAGTTATCAATGGACGACATGAAATCTTCAAATCGCTCTATAGATGGCAGGCTATAATTGCGACGAACAGCAAAGCGAACTTGACCAGTCATAACATCTGCAAAGTGGTCTAAATCAGCCTCATCGATATGCTCAGAAAAGGCTCTCACCTGTTTAACCATTTCTTTCCAGAAGCTAAGCGTTTTGCGCAGGTCGCCAATCTCCTTGTTGATCCCTTCAATCTTCGACTTGGCATCAGCCAGGGCTTTCTCTTGCTTAGCCTTCTCACGCGACAGATATGATTCAACCGGCTGGTCGTGCAGGCTTTTAACTACAAAGCGCTCGCCACCGGGCAACTCATCGCCAGCCTGCGTTACAAATACTTCCTGAACGATGGTTTCTGTGTTGTTCAGTTGCCCGACAATGACGACCTTGCGGCCATCTGAAAGAAACTTGGTTTCCATACTCACCTCTATAAGTTCTGCTGCGTCCACGCTGTTTAGGGAACAGGTGGCGTAAAAAAGGCCGCGGGTTAGGCAGCCTGTTATTTAGAGTGCTCAATAATCTTGTTCGCGAGAGCCAGCGCCTGTTCTTTAGTGAAGGTGGCGCATCCGCTCTCGCTATAAATCTGTAGCTCAACCAATCCGCATTCACCTTCGCCATCTTGGTAAAACTGGATGCAGCAAACGTCGCCGTCGCTATCATCAAATTCAAATGTTGGGCAGTCAGGAGTGCGTAAACTCGACCTATCTCTAAACATCTCAACCTCTCGCCGTTACGTTGTCTTTAGATTTCCGATAGCCAATAAAAAACCCGCCGGAGCGGGTTGTTTATCTTGATGTTCTTTTCTTTACTACTGTGCCATTTAATATTCGCCTGTTAACCTTTTCCTTCCAGCTCAGTTGCCCTGGCGAAGGTTTCCTTTTGTTTTTTGTTTCAACTAAAAAATTATATTCCTTTAGATCCCATATAAAGCCTTTCTTGAATGCATAATCGATTACTGCCTGATTTGCGTTGGCTTTAGGATTCTCTTTAATACGTTTCAACCCATCAAATAAGCTATCTTCATTTTTATTCATGAAGCGTTTAATGCATTGATTTCCAACGTATGTTGTATTGTTGTTGAGCTTGTTTCTTATGTAACAGTGCTCCTTGATATCTTGGCCGCAAGGGCAGTTATCCCACTCTTCGGATAACTCAATGGTATCAAGCTCCCACTCATTACAAGCCACAGAGAAATTGTCTGATACTGACAGGCTCAATATATGCTCTTTTAACCGTTCAAAATGATGACCTTCCATTGGCAAACCTCATTTAGTAGTGGTTAATGATATTTATCATTAGTTATTAGTTCCGTCTATAGTTGTCGCAGCGCTTTAGATTAAAGGAATGCTCTTGCCGCGCATCTTCTGCACTGCGTGAATCTGACGACCAGCTTCGTTGCTGACCTTCTGGTATTTGCTGCTGATGCGGTGCTCAACATATGCCGCTGCACCCGCAAGAATCTGCTTGTGATACTCCGTCTCGGTGTCGACTGCCTTGCTGACCACATCTACCGGCTTGCGCTTGCACTGCAAAACAACGCGGCTTGGAGTAGGGCGATGCAACACTTCAGCGCTAACGCTTGCTTCGCTCTGGAGGCCTGCGCGGCGTTCCCGGCGACGACCAGCAGCTGAACCAGCGAATTGAGTTCTGCGTGTCATAGATACCTCCTGAGTGAATTTTGGTGGTGTGGTGGTGCGGCACTGAGTCGCCACTCTCACTTACTTCCTGAACGCCCTGTTTCTGTATTGGCAAAAAGCTATCTGCCCAGCCGGTTCATCAGGTCTTATCACACTGCTAGCGTTGCACCTCGCTTGAGGACACCGCCACCACACCCCAAAACTCACGCTTTGGTACTTATTGGCCTTTCGGCCACGTAGGTGATCCATCACCGTTGTGTAAAGAGCTGTTGTCCGTTTCGTTGTTCGCCAGCGTCCTGCTGACGGGATAAAGATACAGGTAAAACTGTTTTATCGTCAACAGATAAAACTGTATTAATTACAGATATTGAGGTATCAAACTGTATTGAAAGGGAAATAAATTTGTAAAAGGCAAAAAAAAACCGCCTTTCGGCGGCTTGATGTGAGGGGATTTAACGTTTTCGTCTGTAGATGCGATGTTCAACCATGGTGCCGATGATTTTAATCTCTCTTTCTACGCTCTTCATAGTTGGATAGTCATCGTTGAGCGGTACTAGTTCGAAGTGCTGCTTACCTTCAGGAGAGAAGACGGTAGGCCGATACTTTTTGAAAGTGGCTTCGTGTTCTCCATTCTTAGCGACAACAAATTCGCCTGGCGCTGGCTCTATTTCAGGGTCGACTACGATCACGTCCCCGGCCTTAAAATCAGGCTCCATTGAGTCGCCCACGATCTTCAAAGCAAATGTGTATTGTGACCAGTCCATGTCGGTGAGCACATATTCATAGCTGCCGTCCATAGCCTCTATTGCTGGTTTGGTGGCTAACGCGCCAGCCTGAACGTAATTGATCAAGGGAATCCTCCTTGTATTCACCTCGCCTACCGGAACAAGCGTGCCGCCATTCATGAGCCATGCAGGATCACAATTAAGCGCTTCGGCCATACCAACGATATTACGAGGTTTGAGGGTCTTTCCATCCTCAATACTAGCCCAAGACTGCTGAGTGATCCCCGCTTTTTCTGCGACTTCTGTCTGAGTAAGGCGCAGCTCTAATCTTCTTTGTTTAACCCGATCTGCAAGGCTCATAGGTTCCTCTCCATATACCCCACAAGCTTCACAGTTAAAGCTGTATTTGACAAACAGATATAACTGTTGGAGAATACAGATAAAACTGTGGAGGTGAGTAATGGATACAATTTCTCAACGCCTCAAACAGAAGCGCATGGAGTTAAATCTGACTCAGGCGCAGTTGGCTGAGAAAGCTGGCATGAAGCAGCAATCTTTACAGCGAATTGAAGATGGTACGACGCAACGTCCACGCTTCCTGTTTGAACTGGCCTTAGCGCTCAAGTGTGATCCGCTCTGGTTGATGTATGGCAGCAAAGGCGGCAACCGCGCCGCTTAGTTTTACCCGCTCTTCAACAACGGACATGAAGTCCCACGTCACTGAAAAGTGAAATCCAAACGAAACAAAAAAAATGATTCGTGGCATAAGCCTCGGCTTTGTCACGTCTGAACCCTTAACCAACCAAGGAATGATGTCACATGGAACGCGCAAAGAAACGCAATGAGGCTCTTCGAATTGAAAGCACATTACTGAACAAGATCGCGATGTTAGGCACTGAGAAAACGGCTGAGGCCGTCGGCGTCGATAAGGCGCAGATAAGCAGATGGAAGAAGGACTGGATACCAAAGTTCTCCATGCTCCTGGCGGTGCTGGAATGGGGTGTCGTTGATGACGACATGGCCCGGCTGGCCAAGCAGGTAGCAACAATCCTCACAAAACAAAAAGCCCCAACTGCGCGAACAGTTGAGGCCTCTCAAATAACAATCGAATTCTGACAATCGACGGGGTTAATAATGCCAGGACTAACTGGATATGTAAACAGTAAAGGGGGCTTTTATGGCTGAAGCTGCCCTTAAATACGTCTCACCTATCAGGCCTGATCTGCAGGTCGTGGAGCGTCGCGTGGTTGATACCGATAATGGTTTCACCCGTATCGCTAATGAGCTGCTAGAGGCTGTTATAGGCGCTGGGTTAACTCAGAACCAGATGCTGATCACCTTGGCGGTTATTCGCAAAACATACGGGTATAACAAAACATCCGATTGGGTAGGGAACGCTCAACTCTCCGAACTAACCGGGTTACCTGAAACCCGGTGCAGCACGGAACGCAATAAGCTAATCAAGATGAAAGTTCTAGCCATGAATGGGCGCCTGATTGGCATCAACAAAGAAATCAGTGCTTGGGACACCAAGTTTCACACAATCAGTAAACCTGTCATTACAGAATCAGTAAATATTACAGAAACTGTAAACTTTACAGAATCTGTAAAGGAAACATTTACGGAATCAGTAAAACAGGGTTTACAGAATCTGTTAAACACAAAAGACAATTCTACAAAAGACAGTAAAGACAAAAACAATATTAACCCTGTAGTCCCTTCCGATGTTCCTGACGAGCCTGCCAAACAAAAACGGCAATGCCAGTTCCCCAAAGCTCTTGAGCCAAATGATCGCAACCGTGAATTAGCCAAGGAGCTAGGCGTAAATCTTGAACGCGAGTTTGATGCGTTCGCTGATCACCATCAGGCCAAAGGCTCAAAGTTTACTGACTGGAACAAAGCCCTGAATAACTGGTTGAGAAACGCAGCCAAGTTCGGGGCTAAGCCAGCCTACAAACCAGCAGCTGCACCAACACGCGCCGTGGCTGAGAACTTTGCCGCCAAAGACTACGGTCAGACTCAAGAGCCTGCATGGGCTAGGGAGCAATCATGAATTATCACGATTCAATGGCTAGCGAAAACCGCGACAAAATCGCAAAGGTTCAGCGTCAGCTTGACGAACTAAGCGCGCCGCCGCCTCAAATCGAAAATACTGTTTTCGAAATTGTCTCTGCTGTCTGCGAAAAACACGGCTCATTCGAGCAGCGCGTTCGCCGCATGAGTCTAGGCAACGCCGGGATCTCCACGAAAAGCGAATGCGAAGCGTGCCTTCGTGAGCGGCTGGCTATCCTGAAAAGCGACACTCAAGCCATCGAAGATCGCCGCAAGGACAGCATTATCACGCGCCTGATGTGTGATCTAAATTTGCCGCAGCGCTTTAGCGAAGCCACCCTGGATAACTATCAGCCGGTTAACCCTGAAGCGGCCCGATGCCTAAAACTCTGCAAAGCCTACGCATCGAAATGGGCAGATCGTCGCAAGCAGGGCGGTGGGCTTGTTATGTGCGGCAAGCCCGGTACCGGAAAGAATCATCTGGCGCTGTCGATCGCAAAGCACGTCATCAACGAGCACCAGCAAGCGGCGATGTTTACAACGGCATTACGTGTTGCTCGAGCATTTAAATCCACATGGGGTAAGAACGCCGAGCGCACCGAGTACGATGTGATCCACGCCTACACCGATCCCGACCTGTTAATCATCGATGAGGTTGGCGTGCAGTTCGGCAGCGAGTCGGAAAAGCTAATCCTGTTCGAAGTAATCAACACACGTTACGAGCAGATGAAGCCAACCATCCTGATTAGCAACCTGCCCTTGGAAGAGCTGTCAGCCTTCATCGGTGAGCGCGTCATCGACCGCATGAACGACGGCGGAGGCTGTACGCTGGCCTTTACTTGGGATTCGTATCGTTCGCGGGGTGGCGCTTGATTATCGACGATAACGACTGGCTAGTAATTGAGGCCTACATGTCAGATTTCCATCCTGACTCTCGGTGGTGCATCCTGGAGTCCATCCGCTTGGATCACGCCAAGATAATTGAGTTATCTGACCGGATCGCCACTGAAATGATTGTTTCTGCATATGCATGGGATATCGCCATGCGCCAAGCGATAAACAACGCCAGACGATTAACCGATAGTGATGGTAGGGAGGGGGCATGAGAGCAGCACTCAGCACCAAGCAAGCACAACTGGTCGATTTTATCCGCAGCTTCATCGCCAAAAACGGAATCTCACCAACCTATGCCGAGATGGCTAAACACTTCAGCGTCCATGTAACCAGCACGCATCAGATGACCGATGTTCTGATCCGAAAGGGCTATGTCCGATGCGTGAGGGGTGTCAGTCGTGGCCTTGTGCTAACCGACTATGCCGATGTGGAACTGCCCGACATCAACAACAGCGAATACTGGTATGACGGCGTATTCAAACCACAGCTTTACCAGCGTGACGTGGTTGACGCTATCAAATCGGCCGGCATGAAAGTTAAGGAGCCAGCATGACACAAGTAATTCACGGACTGCCTCGCGCTGAGCTGATTAAGCGCGTATTCGGAGAAAGAAAAGCCAGCATACACAACACATGAATGCGAAACCTGCCATGGCACTGGCACTGTCAACGAGCAACTTGGTGGCTACTCATTCAACAATCCGAAGGCCAAATGTCCCGACTGCGATGGCGATGGTGAGTGGTATGAGCAGCGAGATTCCCGTTCCGAAAAAGGCGGCAATAACAAAACTAAGGGTGGATTCTGATGGATATTTATAAAGCAACTATGGCAACTATCACGGTAGCGGCGGCGTTCCCTGCTGTTGTTGTATTCCTGTCATTCGTCATGTGGCAAAACGCATTTAAAACCTTTGGATGGAAATACATAGCCCGCATGAGCGCAGCTTTGGTGGCTATGTTCTGGATCATCGCGCTGATACCGGGTGGTGCCAAATGAACAAGCTAACCGCTGATAAAGCGAAGCAGATTATCGCTGGTTTGAAAGAGAATGCAGCCTACGCAGGACCAAGTATCCGTGATGAGTACATGATGCAAGCCCTTGAGATTGCCCTGCCAGTACTGGAGCAGCAGGAAAGCAAAGACGTGTTCATTGTGGTGAGAAAGCCTGGCCATCTGCCATACATCAAAAGACCAGTAGGCGATATTGCTGATTACCTCATGCAGTTATATCAGCACAGCCCCAGCGTAAGTTGCGATGTAGTGACTTATCGTTTTCCGGGCGCATCAGGCCAGTGGGTACAGGATGGCAAGGATCTACTTGCAGAACTTGAAGTGCCGCAGCCCCCAACGGACACCTACCGGCAGATTGAAAATGATGGGAGGGAAGGGTAATGGCGAATCTGCAACTTGCAGTGAACGGTGAATATTTCGACGCCATGAAGCGCGGCGACAAGGTGGAGGAGTATCGGCTGGTTAATCCGTATTGGGGAAACCGTATTTTCGGTCGTGACTATGACAGGCTCATCATCACCCGCGGATACCCAAAGCGCGATGACTTATCCCGCCGCATCGATATCCCTTACGATGGCTACGAGATAAAAACCATTACTCATAAGCACTTTGGCGCCAAGCCTGTGAAGGTTTTCGCCATCAAAGTTAACCTGGAGGCATCATGACTCAGTTCGCCAACCATCAAACCAGCGGCGATGATTGCCGTGAAAGTGGTGAGGGGGAAGCATGATAGGAATTGATTTCGGCAAATGGATGATGATTGGGCTAATGGGAATTGGGTACGTTTTTATCATCATCAAATCTTTTGAATGGTTTGTCCTGGTGTTAGCTACTCAATGGGATAAGCGCCGAAAGGACACTCGTCGGCAAAAGGCGGTGAATGAGCTTTATGATGCCTTTGAGCTGGACCGCCTGAAAGATGGTCATACGATGAGGGTTGCAACCAAAGGTAACCTGAATATTTTCATGTATCGAGGAGATCGCAAGCCATGAACAATGTAATCCCTCTGCGTCCCCATAAGCAGTTGCATGAAGCAATGGAGAAGTTAGCAAAACTCCAGTTCGTGCTTGCACAGGTCAGCACGCCAACATTCGCCGATCAGATACTAAAACGTCAGGCCGAGCAGTTATCAAAAGAGCTTCACGACAATCTCTATGACTACGTGGAGACAATCGAAGGGAGGTAACAGTGGATAAACAAACGTTCTTCCTGCGTAACGAGCAGGTACGACGAAACCTGATAGAGCAAATCAACAAACTCCCCCTGAACGACCATCACCCCCTCACCATCCGCATTACCGACTTCGACCGCTCACTTTTGCAAAACAGCATGTTCCACGCTCTGTGTGGTGACGTGGCGCGTCAGGCTATCTGGATGAACGAGCAACGAACGGCGGTGCAGTGGAAAACGCTATTCGTTTCCGGACACTCAGTGGCTACCGGGCTAGGAGCTGAAGTGGTGCCGGGGCTGGAAGGTGAGTTCTGCAACATCAGGGAATCAACCGCAAAAATGGGCATTAAGCGCATGACAAGTTTAATCGACTACTCCACCGCGTGGGCTGTCGGCAACGGCGTTAACCTCCGCGAGGTGCGGTACACCGGCGATTATTTCGGGAGGGCGGCATGAGCAAAGGCAGATACCAACACCACACACAGGAAGAGTGCAACAAGGTAGGGAAGCTAAGAAAAATGGGGCTGACATTCGCAATCATCAGCCAGCGCATGGGATGCAGCATCGACACATGCCGCCATATGTTAGCGAGGGCGAGATGAGCAGACAGCGCAAATCACCCACTCAACTCTGCATAGACCACCTGATATTCCAGCCTACCCGCCGCACAAGAACAAAACGCAAACCCATACCGCCAGCCAGCGAGGTGAAAACCTTCGACTACACCTACGGATTGCTGCGCGCTAAGTGGAACAGAATGAGGCTGACACGATGAGAGAACGCTGCACCCGCTGCCACACCATCCTCACCAGTGAAGATAAGCACTGGTATTCAGTTGCATGCGAGTCTTGCGAAACCGACCTCAAGTGGGAGGAGTATGAGCAACACAACCCCATCAAATCAGCCTACTGGCGCTGGCGAGCTATCTGCTTTGGTCTGCGTGTTCTGCGCCATTACCCTGACCGATTGCGAGACCTATTGCAGCAGCGCTTGCGAGGTGGAGCTAATGAGCGACCCGAATTTCAGGATGTGCGGAGGAAGCGATGAGGAAAGTCAGAAGGCGATGTAAAAACCCCGACTGCCGCGAATGGTTCCATCCAAAATTCAGCAACCAATGGTGGTGCAGCCCGGAATGCGGAACGGTAATCGCATTAGCCAAAAGAGAAAAAGACCGGCAGAAGTCGATACAGGACGCAGAACGACGACGAAAGGATGAAGCCCAGCAGGAACGACGCAGTATCAAAGTCCGCAAGTTAGCACTACAACCCCTCAGCCACTTCCACAAGCAAGCACAAGCCGCCTTCAACGAATACATCCGAACCCGTGACGCAGAAGCGCCATGCATCAGCTGCGGGCGTTTTCATGAGGGAAAATATGACGCAGGCCACTACCGCACCCGCGGCGCCTCACCGGCCACACGTTACGACGAAACCAACTGCCATAAGCAATGCGTTCCCTGTAACCAGCACCTCTCCGGCAACATCGAAAACTACACGCCAAACCTGATCAAGAAAATCGGTCAGGCTGCGTTTGATCGCCTTATGGGGCCGCATGAGCTGAAAAAGTGGACGCGGGAAGGGCTGCAGGAGCTGGCGGCGCATTACCGGAAAAAAACCAGAGAGCTGAATAAGCAAAGAGAGGCAGCATGAACTGGGATGTGGTTTTCATCATTGCCGCATGGGGAACACTTTTGTTTGTTTGGATGCCCAGAAAGCACATGCAGCATCAAAAGCGAATGAGGTCACTACGAGCAATGAACAAAGGCTATCGCTTCAAGCAGAAATACAAGGCAATCAGAGAGCTTACCGGGAGGCCATCGTGACCGACTGCCTCAGACAGAAGTGGCTCCGGCTACGCATTATGAAGATGCGCGGAATGTATGAGATCAACTATCGACTAATCCGTTTAGAACTAAAGCTGAGAGGGCCCAAGCATGCACAGTGACGCACTCGCTCAACTGGCGCAGATAATGCGCAAGTCAGAACTTAAAAAGCGATACCTACCGCCTGTAAAGCTCATCACACCACTTCAATCTGCATGGGTGCGATGCATGCTTGATGCGTGGGGTGCTAAGTATGGTGGTTATGAAGGCCCGGCAGGTGCCATAAACATCCTTGGGCGGCTGATGATTCGCAAGGAATGGAATGACAGGGAATCAAGTGCGATCCTCGATGTGATAAATAACCTGAGCGAACAGGGATACAGCGGAAATGAATTGTTCGTTAAAGCATGGCAAATGATCAATCCGCAAAACAGTGTCGGCAATCTCCTTGAACGCGCCAACGAGCAAGAAGATGCAGACTTAGTTGAAACCGTTATGTGCCGAATCTTTGCGCCCAGCAATCCGATCCGACAAGTTGCAATTAAATACTACTGTGAACGCAAATGCGCGCAAGATATCGCGGAATACATCAGTAAGGTGTCAGGAATGCATATTGAGAATAGTAAGACCAGAGTTCGTTGGTGTAGGCAGCTATTGGAGGCAGCTGTTCTTGACGGGATCAAGTCAGAAATCGAGTCTAAAAAGCTAGATATTGCTGCGTAAATGCGAAAGTACGCAAAAATATCTTGCAACCTCTTGCAAACGTCAATTGGACCTGGTAGATTTCTGCTATACTCGCGTCAGAAGTAAGTGAGTAAGAACAATTTCTATCACAGTGAGATAGTTAAAGAGCCTCGTAGCCTCACCAGCTAACGGGGCTTTTTTGCGATATTGACACCCGAAAAAAGTTTTTGTAAAAAGTGAATCGCCTGATGTGTATTGTTCTTTAGTCCAATCATTCATCTCGCATATCAGGCCGAAAGCCCCGTCTTAACCGATGGGGCTTTTTGTTTTTCTGGATTCTGGCAGCCAGCTGGAATGCCCTGCGTATCCTAACGGAGCGCGGGAACCAACGCCGCTGATGGGTCATGAGGCTTCCGCGCTGGACGGTTCGAAACTGCGGCATCCAGCAACCAAATCTCAAAATCAGGCACTTTTGCGATTGCCTGAGATTAAAGGTCAGCCATAGAGCTGATCACTTCTTTCGCCCATGCCAGCCATTTCAAACTCACTCGTTATCCTGTGTGGCATCGGGCGTCTTTTATGCATAAAAAAATCCGCACTCAGGCGGATTATTTCTTATTGGCTACCCAACGGCGCAAGGCGGAACTTCTTCTATCGACAAGATGAAGTTTACCCGGGCTTGTCCTGTTCAACATTTAGACAATTCCTATTTGGACAAGTCCCCTACGCGGGGGTGGAAATGAAACGTATGCCTTACAAATCCGATCCGGGCTTTATTGCCACGCTGATTGCGCTGGGCATGACTGTACTCGGCGCGGTGGCTGCATATGCCTACAAAGTTCTCAGTGGTGACGCCTTCAGCTGGCGCACGCTCTGCCTGCAGCTAATCGTATCCATATTCGCTGGCTTCCTGATGATGCTGCTCGCTACCTACTGGGCGTGGCCTCAGGAAGTAACCGGTGCAATCTGCGGCATGGCTGGCTGGTCTGGCTCATCTCTGATCAAAGCACTTGAAAAGCGTTTCCTGCAAAAAGCTGCAGGTGATGCGGGAGTTGCCGAATGATTACCCGTGACCAGTTCAAAGCAGCCGCCGGCATCAATGATGCGCTGGCTGATAAGTGGTACCCGCATATAGCCGCGGCAATGAAAGAGTTCGGCATCGACACGGCAAAGCGCCAGGCGTATTTCATCGGGCAAATCGGTACTGAGTCCAATGGCTTCACGCAGGTGAAAGAAAGCCTGAACTACAGCGTTGAAGGCCTGAAGATTTTCGGCACGCGACTTACCGATGCACAGCGCCAGCAGCTTGGGCGTAAACCCGGTGAATCAGCATTGTCGCCAGAACGTCAGGCGGCGATCGCCAATCTCGTTTACGGTGGGCGCTACGGCAATAACCTGAATGGCGATGGCTGGAAGTATCGCGGCCGTGGTTTGAAACAGGTCACTTTCCTCGCTAACTATCTTGCATGTGGCAAGGCATTAAATCTCCCACTGGCAGATAACCCTGACATGCTGCTTCAGGGTGCCAATGCGGCACGCTCTGCCGGTTGGTTCTGGAAGGCCAACAACTGCAATCAGTACGCAGACAAAGGCGATCTCAACGGGCTAACGAAAACCGTCAATGGTGGATTCAACGGATTAGCCGACCGCCGCGCTCGCACAGACAAAGCTTTGCAGGTGCTCCTATGACAGGTAAAGCAAGAATGGCCCGCTACCGCCGATTCATACCGGCGCTGTTTGCGGCAATCATCATCAGCTTCGTAGTTAAGCTCTGGTATGACAACGCCTATTTGACTGAACGTAACAACCGCCTGCGTGAGCAGTTCCTCCTGGCTAACGAACGCAACATGAAGTTCGCTGACCAGATGGAGCCGATCACCAAGCGCCTCGACAGCCTGGCTAAGACACTGGATGAAGAAACCCGCCGCCGGTCAACGGCTGAGACGCGAGCCAATTCACTCCAGAAAGAAAACGAATTCCTCCGCTCCAGTAAGCAGTGCTCAATCGCTATCGATCCGAGCGCAGTTGAAAAGGGCAAGAAGGATGGCAACAGGGTAATTATCCAGGCAGCCCCGGCAGGTGAATGATGAAGTGGTTAGCTGATAACTGGAAAGTGATTGCCGCCGCGGCGCTGATTATCTCTTGCGTCGGGATGGCGAAGCTTGCCAGTCATTACCATGACAAATACATCACCGCAGAAAGCCAGGCTACTGAACGTCAGCAGACGATTAATGACATGCAGGTGCGCCAGCGCGATGTTGCTGCACTCGATGCGAAATACACGAAGGAGCTAGCAAGTGCGAAAGCTGAAAATGATGCTTTGCAGCGCAAGCTTGATCGCGGTGGCCGGGTGCTCGTCGCCGGTAACTGTCAGAAGCAAACCGCCGGACCCGCCAGCGTGGACAATGGAGCCACCGTCGAACTCTCTGACATTGCTGGACGAAACGTTCTCGGTATCAGAGCCGGAATCAAAAACGACCAGTCAAAAATAGCCGCGCTACAGCAGTACATCACCGAGCAGTGCCTGAAGTAACCCAGCCTCGCAATAGCGGGGCTTTTTTATAACTGCCCCATAGTGGTCAGTTATTGCAGCTTAATTTCATACCGCGCATCTCACGCGCAATTCAACGAGAGCCTTTCAGTAAGCGAGCCTGAGAACAGCCGTTATAGGTGGCGACCTCTCTCGGGCGGCTTTTCTGTGAGACAGGCTCACTTTCTAAAAGGTAGATCGCAATGACATATCCAACTGTAGTGAATGGCATGGACTTCCGTGAGCTGGTATTTCTGACCGGCGCGGAGTCATCAACTGACACTTTCAAAGTGGCGCTAGCGTTTGGGAAGGATCACAAAGACGTGCTGCGTAAAACCCGCGCCGTCATCAGCCAGTGCTCAACCGAATTTGCAGAGCGCAATTTTACGCTTTGCCATGAAAACAATGAGTTACAGAACGGTAAGCCGCAGCCTTTCTACCAGATGACGCGTGATGGCTGGACTATGCTGGTATTCAGCTTTACCGGTAAGGCTGCAATGGCATTCAAAGAGGCATACATAGCCGCATTCAATTGGATGACCGACATGATCCGTCAGGGCGTAGCAAACCTTGAAGCAGAGCGAAATGCAGCCGTACTTGAGTTCATGAAAGAGAAAGATGTTGCCAGCATGTCAGGCCGGTTGCTGAACCGCTGGGGAAGGGTGAAGAAGCCGCAGCTGCTCGCGCGTATTGAGCGAATCGACCAGCACGGGCAAATCACCATTCCAGGCTTACCAAAGTGACCATCACAAGGCGCATTTGCGAGTGCGCCTGATGATGGTTGGATAGAAAATTGTTCTACTATTTTCGCGATAACTCATTAATTATTAAGAGTATATAACGCAGAATTTGTATGATTTTATCCAGCTTTTCTACCGGAATAATAACGAAAGACACGACAATCAATAAGACTAAAAATATTGCGATAAGAGGTTTCATTACCTGCTCCAATTTTAGATAGAGCAAGTAATTAGTGTTTTGAGTAGAAGCCTCGGCCGAAAAACAGGCACTTTATGAAATTATTTTTCAGCCGTTTGAAATATAACGTGATTTAGTTGGAGTGATAATGTCTGATACCTACCGCATCACAGTAACCACCAAGTCAGGCGAAACCCACATTGGCCTGATGAATCGCTCACAACCTGAAATCGTAAACGGCTTCATTGGTGTTGCTCAGGAAGATGGCGCTTGGGTATACCTCGCGCCAGATGACGTGCTCAAGATGGAGTACATGCCTGAGGCAACCGAATCAAGTTGAAAGGTATAGAGCAGCCCCCTGCAGGCCAAAGCTCACGCAAAGAAACAACATCCCGAAACGCTGCATGAAAACAATGCGCTTATTATCCTTTGTTATCTGCTTCGCAATTTCATCGTAGTTATCGGGTGCAAACATTCCTCCTGGATATGGCTTAAGCACGTGACCGTTTGAAAACATAACGAAGCTTCCAACGAAGCCAAATAAAATTGCTGCTGCTTGTAAGTAAGTAGTAGTCATCTAACCTCCGTTCAGAGAAAAAATTATGGCATCACCAGACTGGGAAGCCATCGAATCGGCTTACCGGGCCGGTTTGATGTCTATCCGCGAAATAGCTTCACAGCATGGCATAACCCATGGGGCCGTTAATAAGCGTGCCAAGCGGGATGGGTGGGAGCGAGACCTTAAGGCTAAGATAAAAGCCAAGGCCGATGCTCTGGTATCCAAACGCGAGGTATCCAGACAGGTATCCACCGAAACGGCTACCAACGAGCGGATACTGATTGAGGCTAACGCCGAGGTGATCGCCAACGTCCGCATGGAACATCGTGGCGACATCCGCCGCGCCCGTAACATTGCCAGCTCATTGTTTGGTGAGCTTGAGGCTGAGTGCGCAGACGTGCCGGCGCTTCATCAGCTTGGCGAGCTGATGCATGAGCCTGACGATAACGGATATGACAAGCTGAGCGAAATTTATCACAAGGTCATCAGCATGCCAGGGCGAGTGAAGTCGATGAAAGATTTATCCGACACCCTCAAAACGCTGATTGGCCTTGAGAGACAGGCATACGATATCGACGGCCCAACCGGCGACGAGTCAACGAAGAAGCTTTCCGATCTGATGGATGATTTAGCCAAGGGGTAATCATGAAGCCAGAACACATCGCACTTCTGCGTGACAAGCTCTGGCGCCTGAATAACCTCTACTGGATCACCGACAAAGAAGGCAAGCCGGTACGATTCAAAATGACGCCGGAGCAGCTCGAATACTTCGAAGGCATGCACACCCGCAACATCATCCTGAAAGCGCGCCAGCTCGGCTTCACGACTGAGGTCTGCATTATTCAGCTGGATGCTGCATTGTTCGAGGCTGCGAAGTGCGCACTGATCGCCCACACCCTGAACGATGCCAAGCGCCTGTTTCGCGAAAAGGTGAAATACGCCTACGACCGGCTGCCGATAGAAATCAGAGCTGCCAACCCGGCAAGCAATGATTCAGCGGGTGAGCTGGTATTCAAAAAGGGCGGCTCACTCTACGTCAGCACGTCATTCCGCGGCGGCACGCTGCGCTTCCTGCACGTTTCCGAGTTCGGGAAGATATGCGCCAAGTTTCCTGATAAAGCGCGTGAGATTGTCACCGGTGCGTTTGAGGCGGTATCAAGCGATTGTTTCACCACTATCGAGAGCACAGCTGAAGGTCGCGCGAGTTACTTCTTCGACTATTGCCAGACTGCTGAGAAAGCTCAGTTGCAGGGTAAGCAGCTTTCTAACCTCGACTGGAAGTTTTTCTTCTTCTCCTGGTGGAAGAATCCACTCTATGCAATCGACCAGGTAGAGCCACTCCCGCAGCGCCTCACCGATTATTTTGATGATATCGAGGCGAAGCAAGGCATCACCCTGAACGAGCGCCAGAAGGCGTGGTATTACGCCAAAGAGAAGACGCTCGGCGACGACATGAAGCGCGAGTATCCATCGATACCGGCTGAAGCGTTTGAACAGTCTGTTGAGGGCGCTTACTACGCTAAGCAGTTCCGCTGGCTCTATACCAACAAGCGCGTTGGTGAATTGCCGGACAACTCTCACCAGCTCGTTCACACGTTCTGGGATATCGGTGTAGGCGACTCCACCGCAATCTGGTTCGTGCGTGAGGTTGGTGATGAATTCCACGTCATCGACTATTACGAGAACAGCGGCGAAGGCTTGCGCCACTACATGAAGGTGCTGAAAGACCGCGGCTATGAATACGGTGACCATTGGGCGCCACACGATATCGATAACCGTGAATTTGCTGGCGATGGTAAAAGCCGCAAGCAGATAGCGGCTGAAGGCTTCGAAATCGACGGGCAGGTTTACTCAATTCGCTTTAAGGTCGCGCCAAAGCTTGGCGTTGATACCGGCATCGATTCAGTGCGAGAAATCCTCCCTAAATGCGCCTTCGACTCCGCTAAATGCGAGCTGGGAATCTCTCACCTTGAGGGGTACCGCAAGGAGTGGGACGACAAGCGCGGCTGCTGGAAAGATAAACCACTGCACGACTTCACATCGCACGGTGCTGATGCGTTCCGCTACTTTGCTGTAGCGAAGACCAACCACAAACAGACCGGCGCAATATTCTTCTAAGGAGCTCATCAGTGAGTGAACTAAGCAACGGGGAGCAATTCCTTGTGAACGCCCTCGCTGATGCTGTGGGCCGCCAGCGCATGATGTATGGCGCCAGAAATGGCAACACAAAGCGCACAAAACTGTATGAGGAGTTCGGCTATCCCGACGAACTTGGATTCGATCAGTATTACCGCGCCTATGAGCGTAACCCAGTAGCCTATGCCGCCGTGCATAAGCTGCTGGAATCATGCTGGACGGATAAGCCGACGATTATCGACGGTGACGAGAACAAAGAGTCGACCGAAACCACGCCGTGGGAGAAGTCGGCAACCAAGCTGCTGAGCAAGCACTGGGCGAAAATCAAAGATGCTGACCGCCGCAATCTGGTAGGCCGGTATTCTGCGCTGCTCATCCAGTTCAAAGATGGTCGCGAGTGGAAAGAGCCGGTAGATACGGCCGTTGTAAAGCGGTTACGTGATAAGGCGATCGTCAAACTCATTCCGGTTTGGGAATCGCAGATTAAGCCTGGCAACTTCGACACAGATACCATGTCGGAAACCTACGGCGAACCGGTTAACTACCAGTTTAATGAGCAGCCAGTTGGTGACGATGGCACGTACGGTCCTGTCCGCAGCGTTACGGTTCATCCCGATCGCGTCATCATCCTGTGTGAAGGCTCGGAAGATGAAAACATGCTTTCCGGCGTGCCATTACTCCGTGCGGGCTACAACAAGTTGCTGGACCTCGAAAAGATATCCGGTGGTAGCGCTGAAGGCTTCCTGAAGAACGCCAGCCGCCAGTTAGGCATCAGCTTCGACGCGCAGACAGACATGAAAACTCTGGCTGACATGGCTACCAAGGCAGGGTACAAAGACCTCGGCGAAGCGATGAACGATAAGATGATGAAGCTGAATCGCGGTACTGATTCGGCACTCGTCACCCAATCGGGCACCACATCGGTTCTGTCAGTCGCAGCAGCCGACCCGGCGCCAAGCTGGACGGTTACGGCCAATGAGTTTTCATCTTCAATACAGTGTCCGTTCACCATACTGTTTGGTCAGCAGACCGGACGACTTGCCTCCGATGAGGATAAAACCGATTGGGCCAAGCGCTGCAACGGTCGCCGCTGGGGATTCCAGACGGCCGTCGTGCAAATGCTGCTGGAGCGCTTCTGGAAAATTGGTGTCATCGATGCGCCGACATCCGGCGAGGTCACTCTGGCATGGTCAGATTTACTCGCACCAAGCGAGAAAGAGAAGATCGCCAATATGCAGGCAATGGCCTCTGTAGCGAAAGACACGCAGCAGGCATTTGGCACGCCAGCGATTGACGAAAACGAGGTGCGCACCGTCGGTGAACTTGAACCACGCAAGGCACCATCGACGCCTGACCCAAACAAAAAGCTAAACGATAAGGACCCGCTGAATGATGACGACGCCAGCGAGAAACCGAATCGGAACACCGATAATTCCCCGCAACAAAGCTGACCCGACGCAATCATCGCGTCAGGTAGGCCGGATGTACCGCGACATCGATGATCGCTATTACCAGATTAAACTCGCGCTTAAGCAGCTCTTTGATGAGCGGTTAACCGGAACTGAGCGCATCGGTAACGCCTCTTACGCTGTGTATGGCGATGTGATTTACCAGGTTAACGCCGGCACCTACATCTACGACATGACAGCCGCGCAACTGGCTGACCTGCTGCAGCGTGTCCAACTGATTCTTGACGATCACCTTCTCGACGGCGGCAGTCAAAACCTGTGGGCGCTGAGCTATGTAGCCGCCGAGTATGAGCGCGGAACCCGGCAGGCTTTCACCAACCTGTCAGTGCAATCAGCCGTCTACGAGCAGCAGACTACTCTGGCGCAGTTGCTGAGCAGCCCGGCGTATCAGAATCAGATTGCCGCAGCTTATGTCTCAACCTATAGCGACTGGAAAGGCATCAGTGATGCAGCTCGTGCTGACCTAGCTACTGTCGTGTCAGACTCAATCGGTCGTGGCGTTAACCCGCGCGAGACCGCCCGCATCATCAGTAAGCGGCTTGATGTTTCGATGGCGCAGGCCAAGAACATTGCGCAGACCGAGCAGGTAGGCGCATTACGCAAAGCACAGTGGCTTGAAACGGATTGGGCAAAGGAAAGGCTAGGCCTGAACACTGCCATCCTCTGGCTTTCTGCGCTGAAGCCTACAACGCGCTCATGGCACGCTGCCCGTCACGGCCACACTTACACTACAGAGCAAGTGGAGGCCTTCTATGCCGAGCGAGGCAATAGGTATCACTGCTATTGCGCTAACGTGCCCTGTCTGCTGGATGACAAAGGGAAGATCATAAATACCGGCCTCGTTGACAGGCTGAGCAAAGAGCGCAAGGAGTGGCAGCAGACCACTTAACTATCCATCCCATGAGGACACAGCATGAAGCGCAATCGCGTTAACGTGCTGACCGTCGTCAACTCCGCTTCAAACATCACCACTGAAACCATCGACGGCAAACCACATATCGTGGTTCGCGGCATCACGCCCGTTGTCGACGATATCGTGATGAACCGGAAGTTGTACCCGGCAGCAGAAATTGAAAAGGCGTTTAACACGCTTGAGCGAAATCCGATGCCGCTGGGCCATCCAAAGGTGGACGGCAAGCACGTATCGGCGCGCGATGTTCGCGCAGTCAACAACTACCACGTTGGCGCCTGGCTACAGAACGTCAGTCACACCGCCGGCAAAGTAACGGGCGACATGTACGTTGATCGCCGCTATGCAGAATCCAGCGACAAGGGTAAGCGTCTGATTAACCGCCTGGATGAAATGGCCGCCGGCACCAACGCCGAGCCGATCCACATCTCAACTGGCCTGTTGTATTCCGGCATCGCTGCCAACGGCGAGTCGAAGGGGAAAAAGTACAACGAGATCGCCACGAACATGATGTTTGACCATGTGGCGGTGCTGCTTGATGAGCCCGGCGCAGGCACTCCAGATGAAGGCGTTGGCATCTTCGTTAACTCTGATGGCGAGGATCAGCAGATTGAAGTAGCGAGCCTTTCTGATGCATCCAACTGCACCAAAGAAGGCCTCGTTAACAAAACGAAGTTCTTCTTCACCAACGCCTCCAATTTCAGCTTTGACGACATTCAGCGCGCCATAAGCGAAAAGCTGCGTGACGGGCGATCAGATGACAATTGGTTGTGGCCCGAGTCAGTCTGGCCAGACACCTTCGTTTATCGGGATGATTCCCGTTATTTCAAGCAGAAGTACATCCTCGATGATGACGGCAAAGCCCAATTCGTTGGCGAACCTGTAGAAGTCGTGCGCAAACAACCTGAGTACGAGATTAAAACAAATGGAGCAAATGATCCCATGAAAGACCTGATCGTAAATGCGCTGAAAGCAGCTGGTAAGCCGACCGAAGGCAAAACCGACGCAGAGCTGATGGACGCATACAACCAGATGGCTGCTGAAAAAGCAGCTGCAAAACAAGAGACGCCTGAAGAGAAGGCCGCCCGAGAGAAGAAAGAGGCGGATGACAAGAAGGCCAAAGAGACCGCCACCAATAGCGATGAAGCCCCGGCATGGTTCAAACCATTCGCCGAAAAACTGAGCACCATTGAAAGCGGCCTGGCAGTTAACTCTGACAAAGAGAAAGGCGAAAAACGTGCCGCTGTTAAAGCCAAGTTCGGCATGACTGATATCGCGGTGAATGCGCTTGATGGTGAGCCGCTGAATGAACTCTTCGCTCAATGCCAGACATCCATCGGCCTGAATAGCTCTCTGCGTCAGGTCAACTCAGATAAATCCCTCAGCGAAATGCCGGAGTAAATGATGGCTAAAGATGGAAAGCATGTAATTCACGCCGGTGGCGTATTCCCTAACCCTCTGCTTAACCGTGAAGGTGCGGCTGCAGCGGCAACTAAGCCTGGCACAATCGGCTTCTTCGATGCAGGCAAATTCACCGCATCAGTTGCAGGTAACGAGCAGGCGATCCTTTATGTGGCCAACTTCGATTATCTGCGCTGCCTGACTGTTGATGACAGCATTCCGGTCGGTGAGCTGGTAGTTGGCATTCAGCCATTGCAGGGCATGTTCCTGAACGTACGCGCCGCTGCCGGTACCTACAAAAAAGGGCAGCCTTTGTCGATCGCAAATGGTCAGGTCAAGGCTCAAGCCGGTGATGAGTCAATTCGTTGCTATGTCGAAGAAGACAAAGCATATACCGCTGCCGCAGGTGACCTGCTGCGCGTTGTGATTAAGTAAGGAGCACCTGAATGTTTGTATTTTCCCGTTCTCTGGGCGAACGCACTGGAAACCTCGAGGTTAACCAGTCTCAGTTTGCCGAACTGCAAATTGCGCGTAACGAAGGTGCTCAAGCCGCTGCTGACTTCATTGGTCGCGTGCGTGGCGTCCGTGAAGATGCTGGGCGACTGGATGCGGTAAACGCAGTTGATGATATCCGCCGCCTTTATCGCGCTTTCGATACCACTGTTCTGGCTCAGTTCGAGCCAACCACTCAGTTCACTTTGCTGAATGACCTGATGCCTCTGTCGCGTTCTGTTCGTATTGAGCAGTCGCGCTATGACTACGCTCGTACTGGTGGTCGTGGTTGGGCTCATACGTCCATGTCCGGACAGATTGGCGCGGCGCTGGATGCCAAGAGTTACACCTTTGATGGCACGATGGTGCCGGTGCATGACTCAGGCTTTAAGTTCAACTGGCGCGATCCGATTTTCAACAGTCCGTCGGCCCTTCAGTCTCAGGCTGATGCTCAGCGTGGTTCTGTCGAAGACGTGCAGCGTCAGTACGTTGACTACATGTTCAACGGCTTCCGCGACTCTGAAGGCAATTACGTGAAGTTTGATGGCTTAACCTGGAAAGGCCTGAAGGCTGACGAACGCGTTGCTCAGGTAACGCTGACGTTCAACTTTGCAACCAGCACCGATCCGGTAGCGCTGCGCACCAATGCTATCGCACTGCGTGACGTGGTTCGTGTGACAAACAGCCAGTACGCGCCTCAGACCTGGTATGTTTCAGCAGAAATCATGTCCAACCTTGAGCGTTACTTCGATGTGAATGCGACGCGCACTGTTCTGGAAGAGTTCCTGAAGCTGTCCGGCATCGCTGCAATCAAAGAAGACGCGCAACTGTCAGGCAACGAAATCCTGATTGTTCCGCTGACCGCAGGCGTGATTGCTCCAATTGTTGGCCAGGCCATCGGCACTGTTGCCGACCCGCGCCAGCACTACAACAGCGATTACATCTGGCGTACATGGGGTGCCATGGGCCTGATGGTTAAGCAGGACATCAACAACAAATACTCAGTCATCCACGCTTCGAGCTAAGGAACAAACATGGCACTCGTAAAGGTATTGGTAGCAAACCTCTTTGCCGGTGCCAGCTTCCAGAAACTGGAGGCTGGTCAGGTTTATGACGTGGATGATTCGGTTGCTGAAAAGTGGATTGCCAGCGGTAAGGCGGAGAAAACCAACGAGAAGAAAGGCGAGAAGCTGACCTTCGAAGTGGCAACCCCATCGGCGCCGGTTAGCACGGATACATCTGTGTTGCAGTCGAAATTGAATGACGCGCTGGAGCAGCTGAAGACCGCTCAAGATGCAGCTGAAGCGAAAGACAAAGAGCATGACGACGCGCTGGAGCAGCTGAAATCTGCTCACGCCACTGAGCTTGCTGCAGCAAACGATCGTGCAGATAAAGCAGAGGCAGCGCTGACAGCTGCAACCAAAAAGGACAGGTAATCATGGCAGTGCAGATAACGGCAGCGCAGGTTAAACAGCAGTTATCTGCGCTGGGTTACACCATCCCGGATTTCATGATTGATGCCTACCTCTGCAAGCTGGGCAGTATAAGCATGTGCCTGGAGGCGGCTGGCTACGATGAATGCGACATGACACTGATTCAGGTGTACGCCGTCACCCTTATGGCTATCACCGCCTTTAGTCAGCGCATCAAATCACAGTCAGCGCCTTCAGGGGCGTCCCGAACGTTTGATTACAGCGGCGATGTGAAGACGATGCGAAATACGCTGGCTGCGCTGGACACATCAGGATGCACCGCGCTGCTGCCGATTGACGTTGGCACAAGCGTAGGCTTCTTCGATGTGATTGGTGGCTGCTGATGGACTGGCAACCGGCATCACAACCGCCCAAGCCATTCGAGCGAGTGTGGATAATGACATCAAGCGGCCGGCAGACGACCGGCTACGTGAACAGCAGCGGCGAGTGGGTGATTAACTGCCCGAGAATTGCTGCTGATAAGCCCGCAGTGACCAGCTGGAGGAAATGACATGTCATCTTTGGCTAACTGGTCATACACAGCTCAGGCGACGATTTGGAAGCGCTCAGGCGCAAGCAATGACTACGGCGACCCGATGTTCGAAGCTCCGCTGGTGATTGCCTGTGATTATCAGGGTGGGCTTTCAAAGCGTCTTGGCGACATCGGCGCCGAGAAGGTAGTTAAGAACACCGTGTGGACAGAGTATGCGCTGGCTGACACCGGCGATTACCTGCTTATAGGTGTGTCTAACAACCCCGACCCAATTGCGGCAGGCGCCGATGAGGTTATGCAGGCTATCCGTTACGCCGATACCTTTGATCGCACGGCGGATGATTATGCAATAATTACTGGCGTGTGATGCTAATCAAGAGGTAGTTATGTCTGACTATTTTTCGCTAGCTATTGCTATTGCCACTCTGACTCTTGGGCTTGCTGCAATTACCATATCCTCAAGGGGTATATGGGAGATGTGGCATTGGCTGCGGGAGAAAAAGAAAAACTAAGGTCGCGAAAGCGGCCTTTTTTACGTCTGGAGAAAAGCATGGGCGTGAAAGTCAAAGGCATCAAACAGGTCACGCGCAACGTTAACCGCGCTATCGATAACATTCAGGACCGGCGTGTTGTTCGTGCTCTTACAGTGGCAATGCTCATTGGTGGTACGCGTGCGGCACTTTATACCGCCATCGACACCTCTTTTCTGATTAACAGTCAGTTCCGGGAAATCATCGTAAATGGTACGCGTATAACCGGACGCGTGGGCTATACAGCCAGCTATGCAGCGTATGTGCATGACCCAGCTAACCCGCAGAGATTCCGTCGTGCAACTGCCAAGAAAGAATTTCTGACGCTCGGGTTTGAGGATGAGCGATCGCTGATTGATAGCTCAGTCCATAAGGAGATGTCATTTTGAATCCTCCAATGCATACGCGCGTTCGCAATCACTTTGTTGATGCCGGGCTTACCGTTGGATTTACCACGCAGTTGCTGGTCTGGAATGACAGCGGCAAATTGACCGACTCATTCATGGTGTTCAGGCCAAATGGCGGCTCACCAATCCGAGATGAATTGGGCGCCGAATATTACGTGATGGTTGACGTGATTGGAGCGAAGGGCGCCAACGGCGCAGTCGATGAGCGCGTTCAGCAGATTATCAGCAGCATTCAGAGCAACTCCATTTCAGACAGTTGTATCGGCTACATCGAAAACTTCGGCGGAATACCCGCGCCAGTTCTCACCACCGAAGGCCGCCTGGTCTATCGGCTTCAGTTTGCAATCAAGTACGGCGAATAGCCGATAACACCAAAGAGGAATTACCCATGGCAGCAAATTGCCCAACGGACAACACCAAGTTGTTTGGCCGCGCCATTGTGCTCGAAGTAGCCGATGGTTGCGCCGATGCGGTACCGCTGGAGTCGGAGTGGAAAGCTCTGGCCGCTGGCACAAGTAAAGGCTTCGACTTCTCGCCAAACAGCGTGACGTCGGATGCAGATGACACCAAAGGCTACGTTGAGAACATCGTTACCAACGCTGACTTCACTATCTCCTTTGAGGGTGAAGTGCGCCGCAACGACAAGCTGGATCAGTACGGTGTAGGACGCCTGATTAAGTACTTCAACACGGAAATTCAGGCAACACGCCAGCCAACGCTATGGGTGCGCATGGAGTTTGGCCCGGTCACATTCATCGGCTATATGCTGATTAACGCCCTGAGTTCTGACGGTGGCACCAACGACATCATCACGTTCTCTACCGAGTTCAAAGTTGCAGATGCCGACACCATTCAGGTGATCGACACAGACAATGAGGTTCCCGTAACCGGCGTTGCGCTGACCCCTGCAACCACTTCTGTTGTTGTGGGCGCCACGCGTCAGTTGACTGCCACCGTATCACCTACTGATGCGACTGATAAAACGGGCATGTGGGCATCCTCTGACACATCAAAGTTCACCATCAGCACTTCAGGCCTGATCACCGGCGTAGCGGCGGGTACCGGCAACGCAACGTTCACCACCACGGACGGCGCGAAGGTTGGCACGACCGCAGTAACCGTTACAGCTTCGTAATTGCCATTTCAGGGGCTTCCGCCTGGTGGCCCCGAAAATGTTTTTTACCGGATTAACTCATGACCCCGATGAAAGAGATTGGTGAGTGCCTGATTTCAACACAGGACGCCGATTACATGTTTCGCCCATCCTTTGCCAATATGATGCGAATTGGCGAACCACAGGAGATTGTGCAGACGTTTTACGATCTGCACAGTGATGAGGTGACGCCATTGATTGAGCGCGCGGTGGCGGCTTATGGGCACGTGCCAGTATGGTTGGTTGAGCATATCCGCAACACCACTTACGGCAAACGCGCACTGATGGCAGCGCTTACCGTGATGGAGGCGTGCAGTGAATGCGATATTTCATCGCTTATAGGTGAATTCCGAACTGCAAAAACGAAGGGTAAGCCGTTTAAGCGCCGCACCGGGCAGATGGGAGACTTCGAAATATTGCTGATCGCCCAATCCCTCATCACGCATGGCATCATCGGTAAAGCGAAAGTGCGCCAGTTGCAGCGCCATGAAAGCAGCCAGGGAACATCAGAATTCTCGGCTTTCGAATACATCAGCGCCGCACGCAACCACTTCGGCATTAGCCGGGAAGAGGCGGAACGACTGACCATGACTGAGTTCCAGCACATGCTCAACGCCAAATATCCCGATCAGAAAGGATTTACGCGCGATGAGTATGATGCGGTGGCCGATGATTACATGGCGAAGAAAGCGAGGCGTCTCGCTAAAGCAAAACAATAACCAACCTGCTCCGGCAGGTTTTTTTACGCCTGGAGAATAGTGAATGGCTGGTTCAGTTAACGCAGGCAGCATTATCTATGAAGTGGATATGGACACCGCTCGCCTGCTGGCGGCCCGCCGCGAAGTAGACGCCGCGCTTAGCGGCATGAACGGAACTGTTGGTCGTCTTGATGCCACAGTGACCCGAGCGGAGCGCTCAGTCGCTTCAATGCAGCGCACCATGTCCAGCCTGAGCGCAGTAGCTCGGGGCGTAATCGCTGCCATTTCTGTTCAGCAGGTAGCCGCGTATGGCAATGAGTGGGTAACGGTAAACAACAAGCTGGCTAACTCCGTTCGGGCCAACGAATCACTGGCGGAAGTTACTCAGCGCGTTTTCGACATATCCCAGAACACCATGAGCAGCCTGGCGGCTACTGCAACTTTGTATGGCCGCCTCGAGCGTGCAACCCGCAGCGCCGGCACAAGCACTAAAGACCTGATCACACTTACCTCGACAATTAACAAAGGCCTGGCAGTATCTGGCGCCACGACCGAAGAAGCTAGCTCGACGATGACGCAGCTTTCACAGGCGCTGGCGTCTGGCGTTCTGCGCGGTGAGGAATTCAACTCAATCTCTGAGAACGGTAGCCGCCTTGCGGTGGCACTTGCCGATTCTCTTGGCGTGACCATTGGCCAGCTTCGTGGCATGGCTGCGCAGGGTAAATTGACAACTGAAGTGGTCGTTAACGGCCTGCTCAAGCAGAGCAGCGCAATCGCAAAGGAATTCGCAAACACCACGACCACAATGGGCCAGGCGTTTACGATCGCCACCAACAACATCACCAAATTCGTAGGCGAAAGCTCCAGCGTTTCCACTTCAATTCGTGTGTTTAATGAGGGTGTGATTTCACTCAGTCAGAATCTCGATATCGTGGCGAACGCAATTGCTGTTGCTGCAGTAATTTTTGGCGGCCGTTTTGTCGGCGCGTTGGCGCTGGCAACCAAAGCCCGCATTGATGATTCACTGGCGGCGAAGGCTCAGACAGCAGCGACAGCCCAATCAGCAGCGGCTACAGCTAACGCCGCGCGCGTTACGGCTCTGAAAGCAGGTCTCGACAAAGAGCAGGCATTATCAAACCTTGCGCTTGCTCAGACTGAATACAACGTTGCCAGAGGTTCGGCGGCGGAGGCGTTCGCGCTTGAAAATCTGGTGGCCGTCAAATCTGTAGCTATTCAGCGATCGGCTGCATATGCAGAAGCGCAACTGGCAGAAGCTGCCGCAACCAGAACAGCAGCTTCGGCTTCTGCTGCTGCGACTACCACTATTGGCGGTTTAGCCAAAGGCGCTCTGGCGTTGATTGGCGGACCGGCAGGGCTGGCGGTAATTGCTGCAGCAGGCATCTTCTACTTCTACCAGAAAATGCAGCAGGCTCGTCAGGAGAGCATCGATTTCGCTGACAAGCTTGATGGTGTGATCGCCAAGATGAAGAGCATGAGTCAGATTCAGCTTGCAGCTGAAATCGACAATGCGACCAAATCCATCAAGGCGCAGGCCGATGCGATAAAAGATAACCAGTCCAGCCTTGAATCCAACGAGCTGCAGCAATACCGCCTTCGCCGCACGCTTAGTTATCTTCAGGAAGGCAGCCTGCTCTACAAAGTCACGCTTTCAGAACTGACAGATGCACAGAGCGAGCACACCCAACTACTCGCGCAGAATGAGACAGCTCAGAACAAGCTGAGTCAGACGGTTAGCAAGACAGGCATTTTGCGCGCACAGATGAATGGCACCTTCGCGCAGGGTATCGACCTGCTTAAACGAGATGGTGAGGCTGCTGGAGTTGCAACTGGCCTGATGAATCAGTTTGGGAATGCGATTGATTTTGCCAGCAGGTCCAAGGAGAAATTTAACTCAACCAGCCTGCAGCTGCCACGTAGCGATCAGGCGGATGCCTATAACAAAGACCTTGAAGCTGAAAACGCCTTACTTGCCATTACAGATAAGCGACTCCGTGCTGTAACCAAAGCTCGCATGGAGGCAAACGCAAAAGGTGGCAATCAAAACCAAATTAACACCGCCGGAGAACTGGCTGGGGCCCAGTACGATCTTCAGCAGGCCGAGGCAAATCGCAACAAAGAGACGCGCGCAGGAATAGCTGAAGGAAAGAGGGCGGAAACACAGGCTGATTCTGTCGCTCAGAAGCTAGCTAATCTGAAGCAGCAATCAGAATTGGTTGGCGATTCGACTCGTGAGCTGAGTCGTGAGCAGGCTATTCTTACCGCACAGCAATCGCTTGGCAGCGCTGCAACTCAAAAAGATATTGAGCTGGCTGGCAAGTATGCTGCTGCAAAGTGGGATACCGGCAATGCAATCCGCGCACAGGCAGCGGCAGAGAAGTTATTGCCTGAAGCGAAGGAGAACGCCAGCTACAAGCAGGATGTAGACGATCTGAATGCTGCATTATCCGCGAAGAAAATCAGCCAAGAGCAGTATAACGCCACCGCTGAGCAACTGGAGCAGCAGCACCAGACCAACCTTGCGAAAATACGCTCCGAGCAGGTTGTCACGCCACAGCAGGCCGCCGCCGGCACTGTCGATCCAGTTCAGCAGCTTGCCAATGAGAATGCGCAGAAATTAGCGCTCATCCAGCAGTTCGAGAACCAAAAGGTTCTTACCGAACAGCAAAGCCTCGCTCTGCGCAATTCACTGAACACACAGTACGACCAGCAGCGAACAGCTGCGATGTGGACTATGTGGCGCAATCAGAGTGTTGGCAATGAGGCCTTAGCAGCATCGTTTGATTCACTGGCTGGCAATGCATCTAACGCCTTCACAGGAATGGTTACTGGCAGCATGACAGCTCAGGAGGCTATGCAGTCACTCGCCAGCAACGCTATCAACAGCCTGATTAACTCCTTCGTCCAGATGGGCGTTGAGTGGGTTAAATCTGCTGTGATGGGTTCGACTGCTCAAATCTCAGCAACAGCTGCAACAACGTCCGCATCGGTTGCAGGCATAGCCACAACTACCGCAGCAAGCACAGCATCTGCAGCAACAACTACGGTCGCATGGTTGCCAGCAGCTGCTGCGGCATCAATTGGTTCGTTTGGTGGCGCAGCGATAATCGGTATTGGTGCGTTGATTGCGGGGATGGCGCTGGCGGGCGGGTTGGCTGGAAAGCGTAAGAACGGCGGACCAGTGTCGGCTGGCTCGATGTATCAGGTGGGTGAGGGTGGCATGCCTGAAATCTACCGTGCCAGCAATGGCAGCCAGTACATGATACCCGGGGACAACGGCTCAGTTATCAGCAATAAAGACCTGAGCTCAGGCGGCGGCGCGTCAGCCAGCGGTGGCGTGGTCATTAATATCCAGAACTACACCTCTGCGACTGTTGATGCACAGGCAAGCAATGACGGCAACGGCGTAACGATTGACGTGATAGTTGCAGACCTTAATCAGGGAGGGAGGATCAGCAATGCGCTGACAAATAACTTCCAGGCTCCACGAAAAGCAAAAGGATAACCATGGCAATTCCCTATCCTGACTGGCTTCCTCTCGCTCAGAAGTCGAATAAAAACGTCACCAATGACACGGGGTTTCGCACCGATCAGCCACAGGTCGGTGCCCCCATATTTCAAAAGCTCACTGATGACCTGAAAGCTTCATTCAACCTTACCTGGATTTTTACCGCCGCCCAACATCGGGCCTTTTATCAGTGGTTGCGCAGTCCGAACTATCTGGATAACGCCAATCAATGGTTCAGCATGAGGCTTTCAACCGGTACGGGTGACACAGGGCTGGAAATGCAGGAGCTTCACTTTACAGCTTATCCGACGTGGAACCAGAGCGGTTCGACGTTCACCTGGGCTGGCACGGTCATCGCGCGTGAGCTGAAAAGCTCCGATGATGACTTTGACGACATTCTTATTGAATTGCCGCCGCCTTGGGCTAGTTGGCTGGATATTGTGGTGACTGGCTATCCGGATAATCGAGATCCTGAATCATTGCCGAGGGTGCCGTAATGCCGACATTTAGAGAAGTTAAAAGCCAGCGGCCAAATCAAATCCTTTTCGACACGCTAACTTTCAATAGTCCGGTGTTTGGTTCGGTTCGTCTGGTAAATCGCCAGATATTCCCAAAAACATTCGCCGGACAGGTTTATCAGCCATGCCGAATGGAAGTTATTGAGAGCCAGCAGAGCAGCACGCCGGTTATCGACTGCTCCGTCAAGTTCGGGAGACTAGCGCAGGACTTCAAGCAAAAGCTGAAAGCGTGGAAAGCATACGCGCGTCTGACGCCTATATCTGCAACTTACCAGCAATTCGATGCGCGAGATATGAACACGCCACTCAAGCCGTGGACCCTGTACGTGTCTGATGTGTCAATGGATGACACTGACGTTACCTGCACATTGACCCTGAAGAATCCGGTTAACAACAATGTTGGCCGCCTCTATACGATCGAAGAATTCCCCGGATTACAAAATGCTTAAAGATGAATTTCTTGAAAAGGTTGAGGGGATTCCCTGGCGCAATCGTGCCTGCAGCTTTGAGGGTGCCGATTGCTGGGGATTGATTGTGCTGTATTACCGTCACGTGCTTGGAATTGAGCTCCATGATGTGCCGGGATATGAAGCGGAAAGAGATTTTGCCACGTGTTTTTTTAACGAGATCGTTTACTGGCGCAAAGGTGAAACCTTCTGTGACGGCGACATGTTTGTTGCCTTCTACGGAGCACAACCGGTTCACGTTGGGTTAGTGATATATGGGATGGCGCTACATAGCCGTGGAGAAAACGGCCACGTACGTTCTGACCACATGCGCACTATCCAAAAGCTTTTTACCAAAGTGGAGTTTTATTCGTATGCCAGTTATCGAGATTCAGCGCGTTCCGGGGCTGCCTAAAGAACGCGTAGAAGTTCCTGCGGGGACACTACTGAGTGAATGGCTGGGCGAATCAAACTTGCATGCTGAAATGCGCGTAAACGTCAATGGACGTGAGCTGCAAGATGATGATGAGGTCGGTTTTTCGCTCAATGAGAACGACAGGATTATCATATTTGACCAGCCTAAAAGCGGCGGCCTGGTAGGAACGCTGCTTAACCCTCTAGAGCACTTTAACCCCATCAAGTTCACCCAAAAAGTAATGAGCGGGCTGATCAAGCAGCCAAACGCCAGCGCCGCGGCTGGAAACAGTAAAACATCGCCAAACAACAGCGTGAAAGGTCAGACTAACATCGCTCGTAATGGTGAGGCCAAGCCAGATAGCTTTGGGCTTATTCGCTCATTCCCGGACCTTATTCAGGAGTCGTTATTTGAGTATTCGAACAATGACAAATACATCACTGAATGGATGAACTTTGGTCTTGGAAAATATGACGTAAGCAGTATCAGGTATTCTGAGTCAAACCTTTCGTCACTTGCCGGTGCGAGTTATACCGTTTTCCAGCCTGGCGAGAATATCGGATCGGTTAATGTCGGATTTGCTTTTGACGGAATAGACGGGCAGGAGGTTCTTGGTGCGAACGAGAATGATGGTGTTGTTGTTGAAACTGCCACCTCAACAAGCCTGATTGAAGCTGGATTCATCAATAACCAGGCAAGAATTAAAATCACCAGACAGTCATCGTTCGCTTATTTCTTCGATTTGCCGAAACCCCATGCCGTAACTTTTACTGTCAACGTCACATACAACTCCGGAAGCGGCTCGGTAACGCGCGATGCAACATTCAGCGGTACGCTGATTAGCGCAACTCAGAGTGACAACGGATCGGTAACGGCGCCAATCTATTACTACACGTTTGTGATTGGCTCGCTGTCAGGGGCTGACGCCGGTATCGTGCCAGCAAACGCCACGATTAACCTTGTGAAGTTCATTCTGAACGATAACGAGGGGCTCGTTTCAGGCCCTTACTTTTCTGCTGTGGCATCATCGCAACTATGGGTGCACATGGTTTCCCAGCTAGGCCCGACAGATGGCACGACAGATTGGGTAACGAAAATATGGAAGGTGGACGACGATAATAATCAGATCCCGGGAACGGAGCAGTCTTTCACCTATAGCGTTGACAACCCCTACAACGTCACCACAAAAACTTATTACAACACATACAAGCTAACACCGGCCGCTGGCGCCGGAAGGTATGCAGTCTCGTTTTACCGCACGAATAACTCTAATTCCGGCAACAAGCTGACAGTCGAGGCCATTCACTCTGTGAACATCAGATCAAATGTGGTCTATCAAAACGACTGCATTGTGCGGGTGACGGTGAAGGGAACAGAGAACGCTACAAGCGAAAGAGAGAGGAAATACAACGCGCTGATTAATCGCTATGTCATCAGCTACAACGCTACGACTCAAGCAGTTGATTACGCTCTGCGCCCCTCGCGAAAATTCTCCGATATCGCCTTGTTTAACTGGCTGGTAGTTGGCGGGCAAGCGGAAAGCAGCATCGACATTTACGGTCTTTACCAGATTCAGGCCAAATTAGATGCAAAAGATGTTCGCCTCGGTTACTGCGACTACACATTCGATGATGAGGATGTATCACTGGGTTCCCGCATGGAGACGATATGCGATGCGGCGGGAGTGAGTGTTTTCTGGGACGACGGCGTGTTGTCATTCACGCTGGATGAAAAGCGCGACAGGCCTGTGACGGTTTTTAATAGGTCCAACACAGTTCAGTCAGGATATTCACTTAGCTATGAAATGACCCTGCCAGGTGATTACGATGGCGTTGAGGTTCAGTATCGTGACCCCAACACCAATAAGCAGGCTTTTGTGCGTTACCGGGTAGCTAACAACCAGATAGTGCTGGGCCAGCCCGCTAAAGCTAAGAAGTTCGAGATGATGTATATCCGCAACGCTTTCCAGGCTGATTATCGCGCTCAGAAGGAATGCCGCCAGTTGCTTTATTCGCGTATGAGCATGGCAATTACCGCGCTGGCAGATGGAGAGTGGGTGAACGTAGGCGATATGGTTCAGGTGCCAGACACCTACGACACCAACCAGCAGGCAGGTTACATCGTTTCCCGCAGTGGCAATACGTTCGAAACCAGTGAACGAATCAATTTCGCTGGATCGATGTTTGTGGTCATCACCGATTCGCTGGGCAACAGTTCTGCCAGATATGCCGCCACGCCGCGCACCGATACCGCGTTTGGGTTCACTGCTGCGATTCCTGACATGGCGTTAAACATCTTCGACGGCTATGACGTTCAGTCTCCATCGAGATACGTCATCGCCACAACTGAAGAGCTCAATGCGACTCAGTGGATCATCAGCGAGAAGCAGCCTAATAGCGATGGCACTACCGCATTAACCCTCGCAGAGTATAGCGACCTGATTTACCCGTGATTGACCGTGATTTGCTTTCTATTGCATGAGGCATTCTTTAGGATTAGTGCAATCACTATCAAAGGAATGGAACATGAAAAACATTGTAATAGTCTCACTAATTGCACTTCTACTCTCTGGGTGTGTTTATCGAAGCACTGCCCACGCTGGCAAAGATTTCGATGAAACTAAAGCAACTCAGCTTGTTTCAGGTAAAACAACCGATCATCAGCTGATCTCACTGTTAGGCGAGCCGGTTAAAAAAGAGATTGTGAACGATCATGAGGTCAAATGGATTTATGAGTACGTGACCTCAACCGCCGCTGTGAAGATGTTCAACCCAAACCCTAAAGTTGATGTCAGCAAGAAAGCGCTGGAGGTTCTTCTCCGGGATGGGATTGTTGTGAATCATGCACTGACTAATCCAGGGACCACTCAGTACCGGTAAATCACCGAAAATAACTTATCCAACACAAGGCCAGCCATCAAGCTGGCTTTTTTTATGGGAATAATATGGCTACGCAACCAACAAACAACGCTGTACCTAGCGAATCACCACGCGACCTTAAGTTCAATGCAGGTAAAATTGATGAGTTTGTTACTTCGGAAGGTCATGAATACATTGACCGACTTGGGGGAACACATCGTACAATTGAAGGCATAAATTACGATGCAAATCAGGCAATGCTGAAATATGGCTATATCACGAAGGATTCTTTTGAGGATGGCGGCACCATTAGCCTTGCTAACGAGTGCTTGCGCTGGAAAGCGAACGGAGAGTTCTACCGCTGGGACGGCACCCTCCCCAAAGTAGTGCCCGCTGGCTCTACTCCAGATAGTGCTGGCGGCATTGGAAGTGGAAAATGGGTCGGTGTTGGAGATGCATCTTTACGGTCTAATCTCAATGAAAATACCGGGGCGGGACTGTCGCGAACAGAATCTGGCAAAACTGTCCAGGAGGAAATTAATCTGTTTAAATTTGGCTATAAAACTCCTGATGATTTTGGAGCCAAAGGCGATGGTGTAACAAACGATACGACAGCCATTCAACAGGCAATAACGTATTGTGCTGCCAGGGGAATTGCATTACGAATTCCCGCTAAGTCCTACGTATGGAAAGGTGGCGTAATTACTGTACCGATAGCAATCATCGGGGATAGAGTTCCTGACTATAACTGGTCAACGAACACCATGTCCAAAGGCAGCATTATTATTGGTAACCTTCGAATCTCATCTCCTCAGGTAGTTGTTGAAAATCTAGGAATTAAGAGGGATGCAGGATCAGCTGGTGACTGTCTCATCCTTTCTACAAATAATACTGCCGGAGCATCTGCGCGGGTCAGAAATATTGTCTGCTCGGGTTTATCAAGTAGCGATCAGTATCATGCAGTTCTGGTTGAGGGGTATGATTCGGCACATATCAGCCTCGTTACCGCAGCATATAATCTTTTTGGATTAGCTATTAAAAGCAGGAATGTAATTGCTCAAAGCATAATTTCTGTAAGTTGTGACACTGGCGTAATCATCAAATCGGACGCCGATTACAGCACGGCAAAGAATGTAGTTCTTGATGGGCATATAAACATTGGAAACGGTGTTTGCAGTCAGGGTGTTTGGGTTTACAGCACAACTGCACAGTTAGAGCGAGTGACATGCTCTAACCTGCAAAGTACTGGCACATCTATTCATATGCGCATCAAATCAGAAAATGTAGCGAATGACGTTCAAGTAAATGGCGCTAATTACTCCGGATCAACCTATGCCGACGTTCTGGTTGAAGGAACCAAGGCTGGTACACTCTACAACGTTAGCCTTAACAATATCACAGCAGTCAGTAGCCAGAAGTTTCTGGCTGCAGGGTTCTGTGAGCAGCTAATGGTGACGGGGTTTTACGGATCGCTAAAAAGTGGCGCGCCCGCCGACACCGCTGCTGAAGTTAGTAATGCTGTAGGGCTTTTTAATGGCTCAAATATCCAGCTCGTTCGCCAATACGGTAGCGATTTAATGACTCTTAACCTGGGTAATAATTACCTAAACAACAGGTTATCATCAGTTAAGGCGAAAGTTATAGGCGCGGGCAAGCCAAGGCCTGGCTACAAAGAACAGCAAGTAACCGGCACTAACGCCAATATGATAGTTGGTGACAGTCTCGGGGCTACAGGAGTTGTAGCGGTTTCGGCAACATCTACTGGAAGTACATTTGGCAGTATTTCCGTCAACGACGACTATGGTCAACCTGTACGCCCGGGTTTCCTCCTCATAATTAGAAATTCAGCAGCGATAGCCTTTGTCATGCGACACAACCCGGGCAATGGCGGCATAGCTAACAATGGGGCCAGCGACAAAACACTTAGTGGTGGAGATACCATGATGTACGTCTTTGATGGAACAAATTGGCGTCAAACTCCATCGGTTTAAATTATTATAAGCCGCTACCAAGCGGCTTAAATTACCTAAATCCTGAGAGCCATCTTAATGCCTTGTAACTAGACATGAATTTTACAACAGGAAACGATAGTGTTGCCGCTGCAAAAAGCAACATCATAATCAGATACGGGTTGCTAGTTATTTCAAGATTTAAAATGTAGTACTTAGCTATGATTATGAAAATCAAATGAATTAGGTATACGCCAAATGACAGATTTGAAATATACCCAGATAGAGCTGAGTTTGAGGAGTTCTTTGTGATTCTATACAGAATAATAAATGAGATTACTCCAAGTGCTAGTATGCTCAATGAATTATTGTACCAGTTCAAAAGGAAGCTGATGCCGTATTTTGTTTCATAAATACATTTTGCAATTATTATTGAAAGTGCAACAGCGCCACACCCCAACGCACCAAGCAACGAGATTGATCCACCCCCATTCTTAAACACATACCAGTACCCAAACACATAAAAAAGCAAAAATGAACCAGTGAAGTCTGTGTAAAATGAATTAAGGAATATTTTTTGTCCTGTAACTATCTCGATTGTTCTTGGTAACTGGTTTAAAAGAATGCAGATAATCATAAAAACCAACAACTCATTTTTAGTGCAGCTTACAGAAAGCTTTCCGATGAAAGGGGCCAGCGCGTACATTGGTATTTATAAAAAAAGATACCAAAGATGTATGGCGTTATGATTCTCGCCATACATCACAATGTTATTAAATTCAATCGCTCTGACGAATGAATCGGCAAAAGGTATTTTTAAAATAAGATTGTTATATAATCCATTTGTAAATACTGAAAAGATTATTAGTAGTGCCATTAGCTGAATAAGCACGCCCAGTTTAATATAATTAAGGCCTTCTGTGGCGGCTCGCTTAATTGTCAATATCCCGGATGTAATCAGAAATAGAGGTACGCCAATCCTATCAATCGAATATAGAAGGCTTAGTATTGTTGGATTTTTAACCCCTGCAAACTCATGAGCGTGGGTAAGAATTACGAGTAAAATCGCAATCGATTTCATATGATCTATATATGCAATTCTGCTCATGTTTTCGCGTTAAGAAAATGTAAAGAACCAATTAAAGCATTGTTTTTTACACTCCGCTAGTAGAATGAGTCAAATTGTTAAAACCATCCTTTGTATTCTCCAAGCCACCAAACCAGCAATACGATAGCGGCAATATTTATAAGAATAACTATGCGAGGTGAGACATTCATGGAAACTCCAGAGATATTATTTCTGTGATGAGTGTAGTTTATACGCGCAATATAAATTGACAACAAAAGGATGTTTCTAAAGGTAATAACCAAAAAAGCCCCGGCGACGGGGCAGCTTAATACCGCGTCCATCTTCATGCAGGCTACGGGGTGTGTGATTAAAGCTTAGTCACTCACTCCGGAGTCGCCCACCTAAATTTCCTTCCCCGCCAATCCCTTCGCAAAAACCACCATCAATCGACTTGATCGATCCCACCGATCGATATTACTGTATATATATACAGTATCTATCATGGAGGGAGATGACCATGCCCCGCGACTACGAAATCAAAGACGCCTTCAGGTTCGCAATCAAACGCGATGCTGCTGGCCGCTACACCGTAAGCACACTCGACTTTGTCAGTGAACTTGAGCGCCTGAACTGGCATTACACGCCACGGCAAGCGAATAACTGGATCGAGGCTCACAAGTCAGTATTCCGCGATATTTCGACATCGGAAGGTGATGAGCGCGTGTTTCAGGTATTCAATCCAAACGGCGGCATGTGATGTTTGCGCTCGTTGACGTAAACTCGTTTTACGCCAGCTGCGAGACGGTTTTCAGGCCTGATTTGCGCGGCAAACCGGTACTGGTTCTGAGCAACAACGACGGCTGTGTGATCGCCCGTAGTGCAGAAGTTAAAGAGCTGAAAATCCCTATGGGTGCGCCTTACTTCAAGCTAAAGGACGAAATCCGCCGGCACAAGATTCACGTGTTCAGCAGCAACTATGCGCTCTACGCTGACATGTCGAACCGGGTTATGACGACGCTGGAGCAGATGGCGCCATCGGTAGAAGTTTACTCCATCGACGAAGCATTCCTCGACCTGACCGGCGTCCGAAATTGTCGTGTACTGGAAGACTTTGGACGCGAGGTGAGGGAGCGAATCAAGCGAGACACGCATCTGACCGTCGGTGTTGGTATTGCACAGACCAAAACGCTCGCCAAGCTCGCCAATCACGCCGCGAAGAAGTGGAAGCAGACCGGCGGCGTCGTTGACCTGTCTAATGTTGATCGGCAGAAAAAGCTGATGGCGCTGGTACCGGTAGAGGATGTCTGGGGCGTTGGTCGCCGCATCAGCAAAAAGCTAAATGCAATGGGCATCATCACCGCCAAAGACCTGTCAGAGCAAAGTACATACATCATCCGGAAGCACTTCAATGTGGTGCTGGAGAGAACGGTGCGTGAGCTGCGCGGCGAGCCGTGCCTCGAACTGGAAGAGTTCGCCCCGACCAAACAGCAGATTGTCTGCTCCCGATCGTTCGGTTCGCGCATCACCGAGTACATGGACATGCGCCAGGCGGTTTGCTCGTACGCAGAACGCGCTGCTGAGAAGCTGAGGCGTGAGCGCCAGTATTGCCGACAGATAGCGGTGTTCGTCCGTACAAGCCCGCACGCTGAAGGAGAGGTGTTCTATGGCAATCAGGCGATGGGCAGGCTTCTCACTCCCTCCAACGACACACGCGACATCATACGGGTTGCCATGCAGGGCCTCGACCACATATGGCGCGACGGGTGCCGGTATATGAAAGCAGGCGTGATGCTGGGCGACTTTTACAGCCAGGGCGTGTCTCAGCTCAATCTCTTTGATGAATACAAACCACAGGCCAACAGCGAATCGCTGATGCGTGTCGTTGACGGCCTCAACCAGAGCGGGAAGGGGAAATTATGGTTTGCAGGACAGGGTATCCAGAAATCCTGGGAGATGAAGCGAGAAATGTTGTCGCCGGCATACACAACCAGACTGTCGGACCTGCCAGTGGCGAAGTGACGTTTCTGCTACAGCCGCTGCAGCACATCCTGTCCACGCGCGAGACTTCCAGCATGGTCGAGATAAATGGCCGCAGGTGCATAATCGATAAGCAGCGTTACCCGGTAAACGGTGACACTGTGCTGATTGATATGTCAGGTATGTATGAGTGGGCGATGATCATGATTCATCCTCGGCGACTCATTACCGATGATGGCGCATTCCTGATGGACGACCTGCTGGAAGATATTGCGGTGGTGGGAGTGGTGACGCATGAAATCACTACCATGCATGAGGATGACAGGCCGACAATTTAGAGTTAGGGCATATACAGGGCAAAAAATTACCGCAAAGCAACTCAAAGCCACGCGCGGCAAAGAATCAGTTTGCGGTAATGCATTGCTAAACCCTAGGGCACCGTATAGCAACTTACTGTATTAACTACACCAACTGGTTTTATGAGCATGCAGGTTTAGCTTTTTAGACGCTATAATAAAGCGTTTGAAGCCTGGCAGGCAGGCTTCAATTTAGTAAAAGCCCCAGAAAAGGGCAAACTCAATGTGTTACGCAGTCATCAAAAGCCTGGCAAACACTGAAAATTTTACCTTTTTGCAGATCGATAAAACCATCCAGTGGCAGTAAAGGTAAACCTAAAAGCGAAGAGGATTTTCCTGCATTATATACTCCGATCGTTTGCTGCAGGAATTGTAATTTATCAAAAGTACCAGTAGATAGTACCTGAGATAACGTTGAATAACTCTCTTTTTCTCCGCAGTAAACTGAGTCGCTTGAGGCGACAATCAAAGGTTTATTTTTTTTCAAAATATTTTGCACGGTTTCGGAATCAACTTGTTGATGTATACATGTTTGATATGATGCATTTAGGTTTAACTTTCCGTGTTCAATCGTGTAAAAATTTATTCCGCTAGGTAAATTATCTACAGCTCCGTCTGAAAATCCTGTATCCATATAAAATGGTGCGGATGACACTCCCAAAATATTGTCGCGATAAAACAAGGTTGATTTATCGAATTTCTTTCTGGAAACAATCCCGTTAGGTGATATTCTCATTTTAGTTATATCATCTTTTGTTACGATATAAGCGCAAATTGTGTCATCGTCGATTCCAATGTTTTTGCAAATATTCGCATAGAAGAATGGCGCTTCACTTTTTGCAATATTGACTATATTTTTCGCAAATCCCTCAAACCAAAGAGAATGAATTATGTTTCCATCAAGCATGCCATAAACGGGCAGTTTGTATTGCTGCTTACCTATCTGAATAAAATCTCCAACCTTAGACAGCCCGTTAGATAAAGATACGATCCCCCAAAGTTCTGACGAAAATGATAAATAATCTGAAATATCACCTTTGGCAATAGCTTTAGCGAAGTTATCAGAGTCATTGTCTAGCAGACTTCTGCCGAAACCAACGGATTTTTTATCTCCGGATATATCAAACACCGTGGGCCACACGTCTACAAGCGTGCCTTCTTTTACCACCTTTGCAGGTTTAATATCTTTCTTGATAACAATAAAGTTATTTCTTCTTTTACTCTCCACTTCATTAAGAAGTGAGGACGCATCATTGGCCATCATGAGATGATCGGAGACTAAAACAATAATTGTGTTGTCAAAGTGCTCACTGTTTACGATTTTGTTTATGAAGCCGGAAAGCAAATAATCCGAACATTCAACAGCAGAAAGAATAGCGTATTTATTTGAGTGATTTACCATTTCATTGCAAACGGGCAAGAAAAATCCATCTGGCGCGTGGGTATTAACTGTTAAAAAAGAGAGTAAAAATGGAGTGTTTAAAGATGAGAGCCTCTGAAATTCATTCCAGGCATGGTCAAGCATGGCGTCATCATGTATTCCCCAGCCACTAACATTCGATAATGTTGCCTGTCCCGTTTCTTTGAAATACCCAAGGTCATCCTGGCGTTGCCATCCATGCTGAGAGAAAAACTTATTCCCTCCGGCGAAATTTTTATCACTTCCTCTTATAAATTCTGTTTTATAGCCACTTTCATTAAACCATGAAGCAACGCATTTTGCATTGGAGAGAAACTCAGCAAAGTTTGCTCCAGAATTACCCTGAGCCATGACAAGCGGAATACCACACTGAGTATTGACCATTCCGGCCATGGTCCATCCAAAGCCAGATGCGGCAGGTTGAATGATATTAGTGAACTCAATATATTTATCAGCAATCTGACTTAATTTGGGTAAATGATTTTTCCCTCGCAAATCCCTGAATGTTCTTTCTAAGCTTTCCGCATAAATAAAAACATAATTATATTTTTTACTGGCTTTCTTTTCATTTAAAATGTTAGCGTATTCTTTTTCTACTAAACTAGAATCTCCTTTTGTTAAAAATGAGTTTTTAACTGATAGGTAAATATTTTTAGCAAATGCAGAACTCAGTATTAGTGAAAGACAGATAACGTACATCCCCCCTGTAAACCTGAAGGAGAGTGATTTGATTTTTCCCAATAAGACTAGAGTACAATAGGTAACAAGTAATATCAGCAAGATAATATAGAATGCTGCAACCTTAATCTTTGGGACTAAATCTTCTGTTGAAGCGCCAGTGGAAGTCTCAAACAAATGGTAGAACACTGCATCCGTAACCCCATGCCCAGTGAACATATTGCAAACGTACCAAAAAGCAAACAACAATAATGCTACGCAGGTTATTATTGTTTTAGTTACAATAAACCTAGGTGATAGTAATGTTAATGTTATTAAGGCAGCAAATAAAAAGTAGATCATGCTTTAAGATATCTTGAGTTAAGTAAGTTTAATCGATTCAGGCTTTTTGTCACAAATACGTAACCTTTGCAAGAATGTTCCTATTTTCATTTCTCAGCAAAACAATGAGCTGGTGACTTGGTGCGATGTGACTGCAATCATCAATTTTCTTAATTTAATGGTAAGCAAAACTCGATTAAATTATGATATTTGATTAAAAATATTAATCATTATGCCCCATAGTAACTATTCTTGCGTAATAAAAATCCCATTCATTTCATTAGGTTATTCATAAAGAATCATAGCTGCTACCATTAATAGTCAAATATAAATAACGGATTCACCTGGTCAAATTTAGTACAGTTATGAGGTTTTAGAACAAGGAGTCTTAAAAGCGGCTATACAATCAATCGAGCACAGATACAACTACTAACATTTTTTACGCTTACCTAGTGAAAAACTAAGACGATTCTTATAAGATATCATCATCTACTATGATGATGGAATATTAATGTGAAAACCAAAATTGCTGTTATTGGTAGCTCTATATTATTTGCTTCTACTCTCGTCTTTGCGGGAATTGCCTATAGCAACGATAAGCCGGGCTATGTTTTGAAGGCGGAGAACACAACTAATAACTTTTTAATGTACACATACGGTCCTGGAAAATGCGCGGCATCCAAGGGCAAAACGCAACAATGGGAAATGGTGTGTTCTTATGACGGCGGCCATGATTTAGTTAAATATTCTGTTTTACCATCTGATAGTGAACAGCGTGGCAATTCTGACAAATTCAGGTTAATAGCAGAAAATCAATTAGCTTCGCAAAGTGCAACTAACGGATTAACGCGTTATTTAATGATATCTACGAATAGAATGTAGAAAAAAAATCAAAAATTGCCTTTGTATCATATGCATTAATTATCAGTACTTATAAAGTCGCTCATTGGCGACTTTTGTACTTTCAAAGTTTGAGAGTTTTTGCTAGTAAATAGTGAATATAAAAACTTAAATAAGTTATAGTTCTCTATTGGGACTATTTTCTTATCAGGAGGAGGGAAGGTTCTTTTTAGGATTAAGACGTTACTCCAGCCACCGCGTTGCCTTATTTTGAGAAGAGGATTCTCACGTGAAGAAAACCCTGCTGTTTTTAATCGCTATTTTCCTGCTCACGGGATGTGACAAGGATGACGCGACTTACTACTCGCAAATGAAAAACTTTGCCTATTTGTATCAATTCGAAGCGCTGCCCGGCAAAGTCAAAACGACCCATCAAACGCTGTTTACCGCCGACGGCCAGCAGATCTTCGAAGTGAATGTCGATTTTGACCGCAACGGCTGTCCGACGCACGTGAAATCGGTGCGCAAACAGGGCGAAGTGATTGATGTCACGCGCGATGGCGACCAATTAAAAGGCAGTGAAAACGGTCAGGACGTGGTGGTGACGCTGGATAAGAACTGCGCCATGGTGAAGAAAGTCACGCCGACCATGACCGTGGATATTGCCTATAACAAACAGGGTTTGGTCGAGCAGATCTCATCGCCCGCCTCCGATGCCGCTTTTCACCTCGCTTATAACAGCGCCGGTGAAATGGCGGTATTGAGTATTACCCAGGCCGGAACGGAAGTGTCGCGTGCTACCGCGGTGCGAGCAGAAGATAAGAAAAAGATCTCTGACGTGGTCACCACGGTGAAGCGAAATGACCAAATTAAAACCGTCAGCAATGTCTGCAAATACAAACACGACGTTCCCTATTATTGCGACATTATTAGCGTTGACGCGGCAGGCAACGTGATTGATAAGCAGTATGGCAATATTGAGGTAACGTATTACTGATTGGTGGGGTCGCCATGCATGGCGACCAACACTATTTAATCTCAGGCCATGCAACAGCCGGGAATCCATTCAGCAGCGGATAAGCAAACAGGAAACCCTGGAACTGGCTAATGCCTGCGGCTTCCAGCCACATCCACTCTTCAGCTTGCTCGACACCTTCGGCAATCACCGCAATCTCCAGCGATGCGCAGCACTTAATGATGGCGTGCATGATCGCCTGCTTCGGGCCGCTTTTGTGCACATCGCGGATCAGCTCGCGATCGATTTTGATTTTGTCCGGTTGGAATTTCGATAACAGCGACAAGCCAGCAAAACCGGCACCAAAATCGTCCAGCGCCAGGCTGATACCCGCCGCTTTTAACTTTCTCACTTCGGCAGCAAATTCATCCGAGCGCGAAATGATCTCATTTTCGGTCACTTCGACAATCACCTGTTGCGGCACCAGCCCGCTGGCGTTGATCTCAGTAAGCAGGAATTCCACCGCGTTTGGCACCGTCACCAGTGACATCGGCAGCAGGTTGATCGACAGACGATGCTCGCCAATGCCCAGTTTGTTCGCCACGCGAAAGGCCAGACGTTTCGATTTGATATCCGCGTGATAAATCGCTTCGCCGCCAAACGCGGAGAAATACTCATCGGGTGAGCCACCGTTTGGCGTGCGGATCAGCGCTTCAAACGAAGTGACGCGGCGCGCGAAGGGATCGATGATGGGTTGAAAAGCAAAGCGGCAATCCTGCAGGCTCTGATCGATACCCTCCAGATCGTTCTGCCATTCAATATCCGGAACAAATTCCCAGGTATTGGCTGGCGGGATCTCGAAGTAGTTCTCTTTGTCGCGCGCCACCACGAAGGTACGCAAAAACTGCAGCGCGCGATCGTTGTAGGTGAGCTGATAACGCGAGGTGCCTTTATCCAGCACAGCTTGCAGCACAGTGTCCTTGTCATGCTCGCGCAGATCGAACAGCTCCATGCCGACTTTGCCAAAACGGCGTTCAGGCGCGAAGTCGTGCATTAACTCCACCAGATTATGGTGGCGTGCGTCCTGACAAATACGCTTGTATATGCCCTGAACGGACTCACGCGGTCCTTCCAGCAACTGGAAGAAGTGCAGGCCGTCGAACAGCAGGATGCCAGTAACGTCGAAGTTTTTGTTTTTGCTATTGGCTTTAGCAACCATATCTTCGAGCGTTTTGATTGGCACGTGATCGTGCAGATGGCTGCGGTAAATAATTGTGGTGAGCATCGAGATTGTCCGGATAATTTATTATTTTGCGGCTAGATTAGCAGCCTTACCGCGGGGTCTGTCCATAGCTTCCCGCGATCAGGCTAAACTTTTTTTATTATAACAGCTTAAGCGAAGCGGCTAGCCGCTTCGGTAACGTCGCAACTCCATCAGCGTGCCGATAATTTCTAGCGCCGATTCCGCCGAATGCAGCTGCGGAAAATCATCATTCAACGCGCGCAATGTGAAGATCTGCTCATCCTGCTGTTGCGTTTGCAGGCGATAAATCCGCACTCGTGCCACGCCATCCACCAGCGCCAGCACCACATCGCCCGGCTGCGGCTGAACGTCAGGATCAAAGATCACTTTGTCACCGGGCCGGTAATCGGGCTGCATCGCCTGATCGTCTATCGTGACCGCCAGCGCGCCATCGCCCAACTGACTCTCGCTATAGAGAAAATGCGCAGCCTGCTGTTTGAGCAACAACCGTTCCTCGCTCAGCCACGCTGACGCTTGCGCCAGGCTAATCAATGGCACCGCCGCAACCGGTGCGGCTTTGGCGTGGGTGGCAAACACTTCGCCATCCCCGTCGATAATCCATGCCGCCGTGCATTGCAGCCACTGCGCGAGCCGCAGCAAATTCTCGCCACGCGGTACGGTTTCCTCTTTTTCCCACTGCGATACAGCCACATGCGACACCCCAATGCTTTTGGCCAGCGCCTGCTGCGTCAACTGTAGTGCTTTACGTCTTGCCCGGATGCGCTCACCGGAAGATTCTTTTTTCATCATCTTGACATCTCCTGAAGGAACGACTTAAGTATACTTAAATTCATAAGTTAAAGTAAACTTAAATTCAGGCGTTGACCGCGAAGCTGGCAAGGGTGGTCAGCGTGCTTATGGGGCACATCCCTTGCCAGGGGTGAGAGGTGAAGCATGGAAAGTAGTTTAGTCACCAGCGTAGGTGCGTTGCTTCTCGGCGGCGGCGCAGCAGCTGTGTTCTGGAAACCGTTAATGGCGGGTATCGCCGCTATCGTCACCAGCAATCGTGCCGGTGGGGAGATCATCACCAGTTACAAAGAACAGGTGATGCTGCTCAAAGAAGGTCACGCCTTGATGCGCCAGGAAAACGATGAATTGCGCATCCGACATGACAAAAACCTGCGGCGTATCTCTTCGCTGGAAACCGATCTGCGGCTGATAAAAAACGCCCTGAGCATTTTGCTGGCCACCACGGAAGCCGAGCACAGCGAGAAGTTTCGCAGCCAGGTTAACCAACTGATTACCACTCTGGAGGAGAGTCGTGATGATGCAGATAAACAGTGAGTACGTAGTGAAAAACCATCGGCGCCAACTGTTCTTCGGCGGCTTTTTGCTGATGTTGTCGTTGATGTGCGTGGCGATGACGGTGCTATTCCTGTTCGTCAGTAACAGCGCCAATCAGCGTGTTGAAGAGATTCGACAGCAATATCGAACCATATCGGAACGACGTGAAGCGCGCGTGGCGGAGCTTACCAGCCAGCTGGTGGCGCTGCAGAACAAGCTCGAAGGCACCGTGAAGCACCCGGTCAGCAATCCGGCTGACAAAGGGAAACCGGCAGAAGGAGATAAGTCGCCACCTCAACCCAAGCGTTAAGGAGGGCATCATGCGAATTACCCCGTGGATTGCAGCCCGTCTTGCCCGACTGCGATCTTTATTCAGTA